TTAATTTAAAATGATATTGCCACCCACGGCTGATTTGGCTGTGGGTGGCTTTTTGTGCGAAAAAAACAAAGAAACCCGATCAATGGGTTTCTCTGCCTCTTTTTGCTGTATTAAATCCAAAGTAAGGCGGAAATTGGGTGCAGGGTCGAATGAGTTTACATTTTGGTGTCCTCCATATCTAAAGTTACTTTCTTTGTGTGTCATATGAGTATTTTCCATGAGCTGCATTTTGTGGGTGTCCAAAATCCTGATATTACATCGTTTTATCTTGCTTTCAGTATAGCATAATTGCCAGACAAAGGTATGTCCGTTTAAAATTAGTTTACTTTTACATTATAACCCTTTTTAGCGGTATATGTCAAAAATAATACTAATATAAGCGTGATGACGACATCAAAAACCCTGGCCTGACACAGAAAATAGTTGAGAGCGTATCGAGGCTTTCTGAAAAAGACCAACGATTGGTGCTTGAAGTTTCTGAAAGACTAGGAAAAGAGTGATTTTTGAGACCTCGAACTGCAATATCAAAGTAAAAATAAAACAGCGTACCGCAGTCCCCTGCGATACGCTGTTCTCATATAAAATTACTTCTTAGTAGTAACACTCTTTGAAGCCGACCAAGCACCATAATACTTAGTACCCTTTACAGTTGTGTAAGAACGAACACGAACGTAGTATTTCTTTTTGCCTGAAAGCTTTGAAATAGTGGTCTTGTCGGTCTTATTGCTTGTTATGGTAACTTTTTTTGCACTTGTGAACTTTGAGTTGGTAGCGTACTGAATCTCGTATCCGGTAGCCGAACCTTTCTGCGCCCAATCCACAAAGAATGCCTTGCTCTTAGCCGTGAGCTTCTGTATCTCCTGCTTGGCAGGATTTATCTTGAACGTCTTTGCGATAGTGCCTGTGTAAGAGCCTTTTCCTGTGATTTTTACAGTGGCAGTGCCTATTTTCTTGTTGTTTGAGTACGAAACTGTGTAGTCAGTACCATTTTTTAGCGTTTTGCCATTATATTTAACAGTAATGTTCTGAGTGATGTTCTTGCCAGTGAAAGCCTTTGTGGAAATGCCCGAAATGGTGGCTTTCTTAAAGTTGTTTTTGATACTGTAGGTCTTAGAAACTGAGCCTGTGTAATTGCCCTTGCCTGTGATTTTTACAGTAGCTGTTCCGACCTTGGTGTTATTTGAATAGGAAACTGTGTAATCTGTACCATTCTTCAAAGTTTTGCCGTTTAGCTTGACCGTTACACTAGGCTTCTTTGCCTTGCCGTCATATGCATAGGTCGAAGTGGAAAGTGTCACGCTTGCCTTTGAGATGCTAATTTTTGAAAGTGCAGGGATCTCAGCCGTTTCAAGAACTTTCTTGCATACTGTACATTCCTTGTGTTTTGAGCCTTTAACTCCGATAGAAGCCGCTTTGTCGACTATCCAACCACTTGACTTGTGACCTGTGGCATTTATCACTGTCTGAGCCTTGATAACAGTATTGCAAACTGAGCAATGTGAGCCGTCTGTTTTGCCTGCGGTGGTGCAGGTAGCAGAGTAGCCCTTGTCGGTAACTGCGGTGTGACCCTTTGCAGGAAGCTTTTCTGTAACTGTCGCATTGCACTTTGTGCAAGTCTTTATAGCAGTACCCTCTGATGTGCAGGTCGGTTGTTTTGTTACAACAGAATTTCCGTAGCTGTGACCTGTTGCTTTTGTTGTGTTGTCCTTGTATGAAGTACCGCAAACAGAACACTTGTGGAGAGTATAGCCGTCAGTAGTGCAAGTAGGCGCAACAACTGTGTCGGCATATTTGTGTGAAGTCTTTGGTATAGTTTCTGTAACTGTCGCATTGCACTTTGTGCAAGTCTTTGTTTTTGTACCCTCTGCTGTGCAGGTCGGTTGTTTTGTTACAACAGAATTTCCGTAGCTGTGACCTGTTGCTTTTGTTGTGTTGTCCTTGTATGAAGTACCGCAAACAGAACACTTGTGGAGTGTGTAGCCGTCAGTAGTGCAAGTAGGTGCAACAACTGTGGCTGTGTAGCTGTGGGAAAGCTTTGCAATTGTTTCTGTTACTGTTGCTCCGCACTGCGTACAAGTTTTTGTTTTTGTACCCTCTGATGTGCAGGTCGGCTGTTTTGTGATAACAGCACTGCCATATGTGTGGCTCGTGCATACGCAGGTGAGTTTGTATATCTTTGCTACAGACGGATTGTATGTAGGATAAATTTTTACAGTGAGTGAACCGCCGTTTTTGAATGTGATACGTCTTATATCATTAGCATAGTTTTCAAGCTTATTTACACTTACCATACTGCGATCAGAAAATTCAACTGTGTAATCTGTATCGTCATAAAGCCAGAAATCAATGCTGTCGCCCACGCTGAACTGAGTTTTGCTCAATGCGCTTGAAAAGGACGTATTCGAAATGTCTGTGCGCCAATAAACAGTGGTAGAGGTCGGAACTGTGAACTTATTCACATAACCGCAAGACTTGCAGGTCTGTGTTACAGTGCCGTCAGTTTTTGATGCGTACTTTGTTTCGTAGTCATGACCTGTCTTGACGTCAACTGTCTTGATATCGTCAAGATTTGAAAGGTTTAGAGAGTTGAAGGTCACGTTATTTTTATCGTAAACATACCAAACTGCTCTGCCGTTTTTGATAACAGGCTGGCAATCTGAAAGGCTTCCCTCAAAGGTGTGTATACTGCCGGTTACTGTGCCGTCAGCGTTTAGCTTCACACAGCTTACCTTTGTATCTCTGGCCCACAATAGCAAAAAGCTGTTATTATTTATCTTCACAAGCTGTGGAGCAGAAGCTGAGTCTGTACCCTCTGCATAAGAAGTTATCTTATTGAGCTTGTTTGTGGAAAGGTCCTTTGAAACAGCGGAAACATAGACGTTTCGTGTTTTTGACGTATTGATATAGTCAAGGTCAACTGTACTCTGTGCCACTATATAGCTTGATGATGACACATCAAAGCCGCCTATAGCCGCACCTGTATAGTTATAGTGACCGGAGGTATATTCAGGGTATGTTACAACGTCGATATTGCCGCCCTTTTCATAATAGCTTGGGAAGAATTTGCCTGTGGTAAAATCAGAATTATACTTCACCAGAACAGCAGAACGTGGATGAGCGTCACCATGGTCTAGGGCGACTATATGGTTGCCGTCGGTTTTTATAAACTGATTGAAGGAGTGGCTAACATAGCCATAATCAACGTTCATGACGCCGGTATATGAATCAGTGATAGTCATTGAAGGCATATCCACTTCAATGGTAACATTAGACTGATGATTATTGCCGTCGCTTGATTTATACATTTCGTGGCAGGTTCTCACAAGCAGGTGGTCACCGCTATGGGTCATTCTTGCCGAGCCTGCATCGAATGGAACTGTAGTGTTAGCTCCATACAGACCGCAGGACTTTATTTTGTTCCAATTCTTATCATACTTCGTTATACGGAAAACCTCGAGGGAGTCGTTTTGTTTCGGATTTTCCTGACCGCTAAGTACATAATAGTTATCACCTGAGTCATAGAAAGCACCAAAGATCGGCAGTTCATTGTCGATAAGCTTAGTGCTGAGCGGTTCAAAATCAGAGCTGTAATATTCCACAAGAAGCTTGCCCTCGATAGCGCCTGACTGGACACGCATATAATTGCCGTTGTCGCACACTGTCAGGTAAGATTTCACTGTGTTAGACCATTGCACATAGTCCTGAGCATTCACATTAGAACCTGAATACGCAACACATTGCGCCACGGCAAAGGCACTGAACGATCCAGCAGACACAGCAGTAGAAACAGCCATTGCGCCAGACAGGACAATGCTCAACATTCTTTTCTTCATATCCATCGATTTCATCACCTCATACAAAAACTTTTAAATGAGAACACCTTTATATATATAATATCACAACGCAAGGCGTATGTCAATGAAAATAAGTTACAATGAGAATGATTTCAATAAATTCGTCATACACCAAAGGTCAACGCAGTAAAAAAAAAGCAAAGAGGATACAAAACAGAAAAAAACGCCTTGACAAGGTTTGATGGGTGTGATATAATATTACAGTGGTATTTCGAGGTGTGGCTCAGTTTGGTAGAGCGCTGCGTTCGGGACGCAGAGGCCGTGGGTTCAAGTCCCGTCACCTCGACCAGTAAAAAACCGTTTGTTTGCGTCAAATGACGTAGATAGGCGGTTTTCTTTATGCCCTAAAATGTTAAAATATGTGCAGAAATGATAAAATATCATTTAAAATAATAAAAATATGACACGAAATATGACACGAACTTTGCACACATTGTATAAAAAAATAAAAACAGCCGCCTCAAATCACTCCGAGACGGCTGAACTACTATCTGATATACTTTCTCCGACCGCAACGTATCTTCTGTACGATACGTTGTGCGTGTCTCCAATCTTTTTCCGATATCAACGGCTCATAGTCGCCCTGATATAAATGCCCCTTAAAGCTATAATAGCCGATGTAAACAGGGCGTGTTACTATTTTCTTTATCGACTCAGCGTTAAATGAACTTCCTCGTCGCCCATGATGCCCCATTGCGTTGACTATCTCAGCTACAGGTAGATATGACTGATACTCAATGAATTTTTTGAAAATTAACCGAACAACTTCTGCCTCTGTTTCATTGATAGTAAGACTATCCTTTCCGTCTAGGTCATAGCCTAAAACGTCAGAACAAGTCCTTTTTCCCTGAGAAGCTCTTTCAGCAAGTGCAAATGAAACCCTTTCGGCAGTCAGTTCCCGTTCCATTTGGGCGAAAACACCAAGTACGCCCATCATCGCACGCCCTGTCGGTGTAGATGTGTCGAAACCCTCTGTGCAACTTATTATGCTGACGTTACGTTTTTGCAGTTTAGCCCATGTATCGTACAAATCTGCAACGGACCTTGTGAAACGGCTCAACGCCCATATCAGTATGATATCAAATTCACTGTTATACGCAGCTTCAAGCATGGCTTGACACGCTGGGCGATGTGTAATATCTTTTGCACTTATACCCTCGTCGGCATATACATTGTATACCTCATAACCTCTTGTGGCGCACCATTCTGTTAGTGTCTTTCGCTGAGCAGAGAGGGAGTACCCCTCTCGTGCTTGGTCCAGCGTTGACACCCTTATATAGACTGCCGCTTTCATAGTGCAAGCAAGCCGTCTATTTCGGCAATTCTTTTGAGAAGCTTTTCACGCTCTGCTTTTAAGCTTTCCACGTCTATATCAGATACGAGCTTAACGCCCTCATGGTCCTTTATCTTACTGTAAATTGTTTCAGGCACACCCTTTACACGAACGATTGTACCCTCATCAGCTGATATTCTGGGATTTTTGGCAGAGCCGCCCGAAGTGGCAAAGCCACCGCTTATAAGCATTGCATTGTCAGAGAAAATAACTTCTCTATCACGATAGAGTCTTTTCAGAACAACGATTGAGCCAACTCTGATTTCTCCGTCCTCGTAACCCTCTGTATAAGTGTCGAGGTCAAGATCTACTGTGACAGTGCTGACCGCACCAAGCTCTCCACACTCTCCGTAGCATTCGATGAGCAACGCCTTGACGGCTTCCTTGTTCTCCTCTGGAAAGACCCAGCAAGGGGCGTTCCACTTACCCTGTATCTGCTTTGCACCTGCGACAAAGCTCTTGTTGTACGGGCTGTTTACTTTGATTTTTCCGTTTTCTACTGTAGCTTTCATGTTTTTTTACCTCCGAATATTTAATCACTTTTTTCTGAAAAATACGATTATGGCTGCTACAAGAATGATTATCTCAGCCACATTAAGAATAATGCTTACGATCTCCATTTGACATTTCTCCTTTTGTGTGATATAATATCCGCAGCGGAGAGCCTTTCGGCTCTCTTGCGGAATGCTGTTAGTCTGTGAGCTTGTCGATAAGCTTCAGTAGAATTTCAGCAAGTTCTAAAATTGCTTTGATAACGAGTAGCTTTGCGAGGGCTTCATTATCTAAGCGGCGGCTCTTTTGAGCCGCTTTTTTCTTTTTCTTACCCATTGGTTTCACTCCTTTCGTTCTTTTCTGATATTATTATACTATATCTGTACCAATATATCAATAGACAAACTCAACAAAGTTGTACCAATATATTTGTATAAAATGTATATTGTTACAAATATATAAAAGTGGTATAATATCTTAAAAGGTGGTGAATTTATGGCATATACAAAAGCAAGCAACAAAGCGGTACAAAAATATAGTGCCAAAACATATGACCAAATAAAAGTGCTGGTTAAAAAGGGTGAACGTGAAGAAATAAAAAATTATGCAGAAAGCCAGGGCATGAGCTTGAACGGATACATCAATAAATTAATAAAAGATGATATGAAAACAGCCGACAAGGAATAATCCCTGTCGGCTGTCTTACTACCTACTTAATCTTAATTTTCTGCCCCACATAAATGAGGTTAGCGTTCTTGATACCATTGTTCTTGACAAGCTTTGCCACAGTGGTCTTGTAACGCCGTGCGATGCCCGAGAGTGTGTCACCACGCTTCACAGTATAAGTCACTGTCTTCTTGGAGTGGCTTGCAGACGGCTTTGTGGTCGAGCTGGTGGTCTTCTTGAAACCGTTCAGCCCTGCTGCTTTTATCTTTGCAGGATAGTCCACATAGCAGATATCCATGTCAACATTGCCGCTGATACCGCTGACTCTGCCAGTATAACTGTACTGCCACATACCATAAGTGCCGCTAAAGTTGCAGCGTGAACCATACTCTGCAAGCCAGAGTGCATACCTCTTGGCGACAGAAGCTTCAAGCATGGTCTGAGCAGGACTTCTGCTTATGTAGATACCTGCCCAGTATCCTGCCGCTTCAAGAGCGTTACAGAACGCCTTGCACATTGCAGATACCGCTGTTCTGCCCACAAGCGACTTGCCCTCAACGTCGAAGTAGATAGGGTACTCAAAAGTCTTGCCCTTTATTACGGACAGGCAAGCTACTGCCTCTGCCTTTGCCTCAGCGGCAGTTGTGGCGTAGCTAAACCAGTATCCACCGCAAGGTATGCCGTACTTCTTGCACTGAGCATAGTTTCTCTCGAAGAAATTGTCCACCTGACTTGTGTACTTCCCGTAGCCTATCTGCATGATAACATAGTCTACCTTGCCCTTGAGCTTTGCAAAATCAATATTTCCCTGACAGTATGAAATATCAATGCCCTTAAATGTCTTTGCCATAAAATTACTTCCTTTCTAAATCTTCAATGCGGTGGTTTGCGACCTTTATCTGTTCAGCGACCACCGCATAATCCTGTTCCAGCTTATAGGTGCGAGCAATAACACTGTTGTGCTTGTCCACACGCTCAGACAGCTTGTCTATCTTGTACTCGATAAGCTTTTGGCTGTCGTACTGTGCCTGCTGCATAGTCTTACGGCTGTTTGCCGCAATAACAAGCTGACACGCTACTGCAGATGCAGCTGTTATCAGTGCGACGATAATTGCCTCCGTCACTCGTCATCACCTGACTTTCTCTTGGCGCTCTGCGTGCCGAAATAGAACGATATCACCACAGTAAACACCGTGATGAACTGCTCTGCTGAGATCGTGCGGCGAAGTGCCAGCACGCAAAACACCGCTGTAAGCAGTATCGTTACTATTGACTTTACGTCAATGAGCTTCGCTAACTTCTGCTTCATGGTATACCTCCTTTGTTATAATCTCATACTCCTCAACCGTGATCCACTTACCGACGGCGGTGTGCACCATAGCAGCCGACCACAAACGGCTGTCATAGTATCTCTTGACCTTGACGTAGTTTTTACTCATCGCCGCTCACCTCCAACTCAACACCGTTCAGCATAGCCAGAAAATCAACGTTTGCCTTTATCCTGTCTATCTCGGTGACTTTGGGCTTGCGAAAATTATCTTCCGTCAGCCCCATGCTCTCAACCATAGATTTTTCTAAATCTGTCATGTTGTACCTCCTATCTCTGACAGTTTGACGATATATTCTTCTTCTGACGGCACTGGTATGCGATAGCTGTCGCCATTGCTGTTTTTGAACGTTATGCTACCCAGTGCTTCAACCTCTATATTTCTTAAGAAGTCGTCTGGTATTAACGATGATATGTCCGTTACGATTGGGTTCGCTAGTTCGTAATACAGCATTACACCTGACATAGCCTGTTTGAATGCGGTAGCATCGGTGTAGGCTGAATCTTTGACCTGAATTTGCAAAACTCTGGTATTAATTCCGTCTATCGTAATTGTTTTGTCGACAAACACACTGGAACTTCTGGAAACTGTTCTATATTTACTGCACAATACATTATAAACGGTTGTTCCAAACACACCCAAATATTTAAACTTGGCAGGGTCTACGCGTCCATAAAAATGTTTTCCAACGCCGGAAGTCGTATTAATTTTCCAATCCAGCGTTCCAAAATCAATGCTGCTCACACATTGCACATATTTCTTGTTCTCATAGTCCACATAGTTCTTTGCATTTCCTGCTGACCAGCCGTAGCCAGGCAGTGCCTTGATAGCTTCGGGGATTTGATGGGCGGTATCACCCACAGTGACATCTGTCACTCCAGCACTGACAACCTCACCAGCATTATACTGGTAATAATCATTAGGGAACATGGCTTCAAATTCTTCCACGCTTGTGGGCTCGTTGCCTGTGCCGAACATGACTGTTAAATCGAAAATCTGAATTTTAATTTTAACGTTAGTGAAAACTGTGCCGACTGCAAAACCACTTATTCCAGTAGCCTTGCCTAGTGATATTTCCGATTGTGTCTGATTATAAATCACAGCGGATGAGCCTTTGGTGATTTTCGGAGTCGATTTACTCCGATTTAGAAAACCAAAACCTATTTCTATGTTGTCTGGATTGTTCAGAATCAGCAGCTTGAAAGCATATTTTCCTATCTTGTTCTCCTCGGGCGTGACATCTCTGAAATTGATGTATGATGCTGTTGTAGTCCCATTAATGGTGATTGTTCCGTCAGAATCGGCGGTCACGGTAACACCGTTGTTTGCTCCCTTCCTTGGCTGAAAACTTTGATTAAACACAATCGACCTACCACCAATACTCTTAATCGACATCAACTTTGCCCCTGTAGGCACTGTCTTGGCATACGCTGTGCTACTATCGGTCTCAAATCTATGTGTTACACCATTGCCCAAATCAAACAGTGCGTCCACACGCCTTTGAAGTTCCTTGTCTGTTAGCTTTATACGTCCTATCTCTGCCGTGTTCTCAGCGATTTTTCCGACCGATGTTACATAGTCGTCTGGCAAACTGTCAGCTATGGATTGTGCTGTCTGTGCAGCGGTTTCGGCAGCTGTTCTGTCCTCTGCGACCTTAGCGGCATGGTCTGCCACTGTAGCCTTGTCGGCTGTGACCTGCGTTGCCATGTCAGCCACCGCCTGTCTGTCTGCTGCAGTGCTGTCAGCATTGATTTTTGCGGTCTTTGCATAGCCTGCCGTTATGTTCTTGTCGGCTGTGGTCTGCTGTGCTGATGTTGCCGCCTGGGCTGCGGATACCTTTGCGGCGTTCTGCGATGTGACCGCCTCTGTGCGTGCGGTTTCTGCACCCTGCTTGGCGGTTTCTGCCTGCGTTGCGGACGTTTCAGCCGCTGTCTTTGCGGTCTCAGCACGTTCAGCCGCCTGCGTTGCCGTGTCTGCTGATTTCTCTGCGGCTGTGGCAGATTTAGTGGCGTTATTTGCCGCTGTTGTCGCTGTGTCTGCGGCGGTGACGGCGATACGGCTATCTGCGTGCGCCTGCCTGCCTATGGCGTCTATCTTATCCAGTGCGTCAGCTGCCACACTTGGTGACGGCACGGCAACATCGCCTATAGCCGCACCTATTCTCAGGCGGAATATGCGTGATTTCTTCACCAGGATATATTCCTGTCCTGACAGTTTTTTAGCACATATCTGACAGCTGACAGTTTGCGCTGAACGCAGTATATCTGCTGTTGGCGTCCACTGTCCGCCTGTGATATCGACCTCATACGTCACACCATCGCCGTAGTCTATCGTCAGCACATAGCGGTCTGCACCGTCTATCTCCATACCCTCGACAGATACAGGTCTAGCATTTGTTTCACCAACATAGCCCAAAAGGGCTGTGTTCAGTGTTACGTCATAATCTGCATTTAATGTTATCGTCATTTAATCGCCCCTCTATGCTATCACGATATAGTCTACACGATATGTTCCAGCAGGCACGCTGACTGTACTAGAGCCAGCGGACGGTCCCATGCAAATAACCGCATTGTATTTACCATTGAATTTAGCTACATGAACGCAGAAATTCTGATATGGCGTCGGTGTATCGTCCTGTCGGAGAGTGACAATTATCTGTGCAGGGTCGCCGTCTATATCCAGCGGTACCGCTACAGTAGGAGTTGCTGATGATACAACCTGTGTAGCTGTTTTATGCTGGATTATCGTCTGATCTAACTCGTTTACCGCCGTCTGCACCGCCGTCAGTGCGTCCACAAATGCCTGCCTTACCTGTCTGCCCTCAAATGCTGTTGATACAGTTTCTATAAATTGTGAAAGGTCTATGTTTGCCATAAATTTGCCCCCTTAGTTAGTTTGCTGAAAATTCTTTGCATAAACTGTGCCCGTGTTGCCCTCAAGGTATATCTGTCGCTTTTCATTCTCATCATATACGCTGACGGAGTGATTGTTCGTGTCAAGAAAGAAGCTTGCCTTGCCGCCTGCATATGTGCGGATATCGCCTGAGTTACTGTCAATATTCACCTTTAGTTCGTCATTCCAATATAGGAAAACTCCTCCTGCCTGACAAGCAACGTGTCCGCCTATGGTACTATTTTTTAGCACCCATTGAAGTGGTGAAAGTTCCAGCACCCATTCTTTGTAGGATAGCTTTATAACACTATTATCCTTGCTGTTTGTTTCTATGTTGATGTTTCCACCAAGCATAGTCAACGCCTTTGCGATAATGTGTCCGTCCTCAGATACCGAAAAGGTACCTGAGCCGTTATTGATTTTAAGCCCTGTCAGCACCTTTGCCGTAATAAAATCTGTAATCAGATTTCCGTCTATCGTCCATGCTTTTGTGTACGGACCCTCTTTGACAGAGCCGCCGTCTGATGACTTCCAAAATCCCATGCCATTTAGATTGAACTGAATACATGATTTACAAGTGTCGATATTGTCAGTATCCATTATAAGAATACGTCTTGGCTTTGTTGGTGGGTCGAGAATAACATTGCCGCCCTCTGCACCTGTGATAAGTTTAGTCGCATTCTCTATCTTGCTGTCTATCACCTGACGATTTCTGAATTCAGAGTTATCTATAGCAGACTGTAGGCTCTGTGTTTTCGCTGTCATAAAGCCCGAAAGCGTTTCAAATCGGTCACCGAAGGTTAGCTGTGAAGCCTGCAGATTGTCAAGGTCTATGGATATGCCCACAATGCGCAAATCCTCGTCTATGCCCATAAGGCTATTTTTTACTCTGTACCAACAGCCGAGCTCAAACTGCTCAAATCGCTTGTCTATTCTCGAGAGGTCAAGTGCTGTTATTTGATACTGCACTTTCGCACGATTGACAGATTTAAGATACTCCTTGCCATTGCTGAGAAGATTGCTTGCAAGGGTCACGTCGTCCCATATCTGCGTACCGCTTATAACGCCGTATTTTGCGATAAGTGAGCCGTCCTCTATGTAGTCCTTTCCGCCGTTTACAGTGCCTATAGTCAACCGCTTTTCGCTGTCTGTAAGCTTTGCGCCCAATGGATAAAGACGTGTTATGACCGCCGTTTCGTCCACTTCTCGTGATATGGTTTTAAGATTGACCGCAAGCTCTATGGTGGTATCAGTGCCGTGTCCTATGCTTTCAAGATAGTCAAGATATACCTTGCCGTCTTTATCTCTGAGCTGTATCTCGCCGCCGAATTTCCCTACAAGCTTGTCTGCGATAACGTCCATTGTCTTATCCCAATTCGCAGTGTATGTGTAGTTATTGCTTGCCGTAACAGTGACCTGTCCCAGCTCTATGCGCTTATCTGCACCCACCTGAGAATTGTGCTTGGATAGGAACGAAGAAAGCACTGTTGATATACCTACCATTTTGTATTCTGCATACGGCTGAACGCTGTCATAAAGCCAGCCTAACCGCCCCTCGCAGGTGACTTTGCGGCATATCAGACCTCTCTCGTCCATGCTGTCAGGGCACTTCAAGACCCTGCCTATAAAAATGTTCTTGCCAATGTTTTCATCATAGACCTTGACAGCCGTTGTAAGCGGCTTCAAGAAGTTATAGCCTGCATTGTTCGGATATATGGTAAAACTGAAACTATCCACAGCATTGATAGACTTTGCTATCTTGCCGCCTGATATGCGGTCAGTGCCGTCGCTATGTATGACAGTGTTTTCAGCTCCATTTGTTATCGTTACTATGAACATCAGAGTGCCTCCTCATAAAGTTTGAACGTGAGTGTGCCGAAGCCATACGCTGCAAGAGTATTCACACCAGGCTGTAAAGTCAGCTCGTCAAGGTCAAATTCTTTTTCTGTATTGCGGTATACGCTTGCACTTATCTCTTTGTCATTGAGCGCAAAATAGGTGAATCCCACACCCTTTGTATCGTCCTCTGAGTGCTTGAAAGAAAGACGGGGGCGGATAGGTCTATCAGCATATGAGTAGACTTTCAAAGTTGCAGGAGGGGCATATCGTGTTTGCTCAACCGCAGTCAGCGATATATCCGTCAAATTCAGATAGTCGGTCTCAAAGTTAAAATTATCAAAGCCGATATCTGAATAATCATCAGAACGCAGAAAAGGATACGTCTTGAAATTCACTGTCAGATCAGCGGTGCGCCTAGAAGTGAACTCAAACGCAGAGGTATCAAACACCGCTGTCGCTCCCACAAAGTGATAATCCGTAAGAAAGCTTATCCTCAGCTCACCCTTTGCTCCGCTGAGCCAGCGGACAACATCACTCTTTCTGCGATAAAGTTCGTTTTCATCTTTTGCAGAAAGGCTGAATTTTATAGCAACATCACGCTGTTTGTAAGTGCGCTCGCCCGCCATTTTCGAGAAGTCATAAAAGCCGTTCATAAACGGCAGGGTAGCTTCTATCCTATTCTCCTCCGGCTGAGATATCTGAACGCCGTCCTTTTGGATAGTCAGCCCGAAATCGGTGGACTTCTTGCCGCCAAACTCTATGTATTCATTAGACACTTGCAAGCCTCCTTTCACTGCTTGTGACCCTCTCACCTAGTTTTCCGTCCACCTTTGACGTGAGCTTGTCGCCGTCAATATAAATATTTCCTTGCTGCGCAATCTGTGGGAAGTAGGTTTCCAGGAGGGCGATGATCTTGTTCATTGTATCATTACCGCCGTTATTCGCACCCTTTTCAGGAAGTGCCGAAAAGCTTGGCGGTATGACATCCATATTCATAAGCGGTTGCAGCGACCTGTTGAACTGCATGGTGATAGTGTCCTCGTTGTCTGCTATGCCCTTTGCGAATAAATCCATCATATCAGGCGCAAAAGTGTGAAAGTTCGAAAGAGGACCTTTGTCAGGCTCAGAAAAGCCGAGAAAGTCCTTAACGCTTGAAGCAACGTCACATACAGTGTCTTTAAGGCTCTGCCACTTCTCCTTTATGCCGTCTATAAAAGCCTGTATCATATCTGAGCCCCACTCCTTAAAATCGTTCCACTTGCGTGAAAACCAATCTGTAAGGTCGATAAGCATATCAGACAAAGCGTCCGAAACAGGTGAAAAATAATCCACCATACCTTGTGCAATGCCCTTGATGAGTTCGACCGCTATAAGTATGCCGTCGGCAAGGATATCAGGGAGATTTTTCAAAAGTTCCATTGTAAGCGTGCCGATTATTTCAAGTGCCGATTGAGCAAGCTTGGCGGCAGTATCACTGTCGCCAAGCGACATTGCAAGTGCGTCTATTATCTGCACTGCGCCGTCTATGATAAGATCTATGTTATCCACAAGTGCTTCTGCAATAGCGGTCACTATCTGAATCGTTCCGTCAATTATTGCAGGCATACAATCTATAACAGCCTGTATAACTGTAGGTATCTGCTCAACAATGGCGCTGATAAGGTCTGGTAAAATCGTCGGCAAAGCCTGTGCTATAGTGGTTATGATAGTTGCCAACGACTGTACGAGAGGACCTGTGTTCTGTATAAGTGCTGTTGCGATAGTTGTAATGGCACTTATAGCCGCCTGCGTTATCGTGCCGATATTATCGGAAATACCTTTTACAAGTGCCTGAAATATCTGCGTGCCTGCTTCTATGAGCTGTGGGAGCAGGTCGCTCACAAGCTGCGGAAGCTCGGCCGCTATGTCAGGTGCAAGCTCGCTGATGAGAGTTGTGACCCCTGAAAGAGCCTGCTTTATGACAGGCAGAATGTTCTTTGCAAAGGTTTTTACTGTACTTACCATTTCCTTGATAAGATTTTTCAGGTCAGCGTTTTTGTCGCCCATTCCTGCCATAAGGTTTGCCCACGCTGCTTTCACAGAACCAAGAGAGCCGGAAACTGTTGTTGCCGCTTCCTTTGAAGTTGTGCCGGTAATGTCAAGGTCGGTCTGTACCTTGTGGATAGCTTCTATCATTTTGTCAAATGACACGCTGTTGACGGTCTTTTCATCGACCTTTATCGAATCCCCAAGCACGCCTGAATCGTTGATTAGCCTTGCCATTTCCGCCTGTGTACCGCCATAGCCCAATTTTAAGTTATCGAGCATGGTATAGTTCTGCTTTGCAAAGCCCTGATATGCGTTTTGAATAGATGATATGTCAGTACCCATTTTGTTGGCGTTGTCCGACATATCTACCATAGCTTCATTGGCTATCTCTGCTGCCTGAGCAGTATCACCGCCTAAACCTTGCAAAAGTGAAGCAGAAAAGCTTGTGACATTCTGCATATAGTCATTAGCCGATATTCCTGCGGTCTTGTATGCCTCACTGGCGTACTTTATGATAGTATCAGCGTTGTCCTTGAATAGCGTTTCGACACCACCTATGTTCTGCTCATAGTCAGCATATGCGCTGGCAGAGCTTTTGACTATAGCGCCTATGCCTGCGCTTGCTGCCGATATAGTTGCTATACCAGCTTTTGCGGCAAGTGCAAAGCCTTTTTTGATAGTGCTTCCAAAACCTGAAACGACCTTGCCGCCGAGAGAACTTCCAAACTTGTGACCATCGGGCATACTATCCCCGAACGCTCTTCGCAGTTCTGACGCAAGCCCTTGCATAGACGGAACTATCTGCACATATGCTTTGCCTAGCTGTGTGCCGTTTTCTTCTGCCATGTTAGTCCTCCTTTCCTAAGATTTTTCTTCTTGCTTCCTCATAATCCTCGCCACTTCGGAACGCTGTTATCTCACCGTCGCTGTCATTCTTGCCGATAAGCTTTTCAGCTATTGACTGCGGCCTATTCACGCCTCTTTGTCCGTCCTTTGTCTGCGACCAACATATCCATTGAAGGCGGTCAAATATCAGTGCAAGCAGTATCTCAGAGAACGAACCGCCAACTCCGTTGAGCTTGCGCTTGACCCGTGATGAACTGCCAAGACCACAAAGAAAAGTCGCCACCTTTCGTGCAGGCAGCGACTTAAAGTCGTATATGTGATAATACTGTGCCATATCGCAATCAAGCTCATCAGGATAGCGCTCCATGACAGCGGCAAGGACTAGGAGTTTTTTGTCTTAGGTGTCTGGAAGATCTCCACGATCAACTTTGTTATCTCTTTAGCCGATACATAGCCGCACTTTTCTCTTATCTTCTCGAAAGCTTTTTCTTTCTTACTTCCCAAAGCGGCATCCACCACTTTGACATATGCAAGGGGGTCGCCCTGTTCACACTTACCGACAGCTTCGATAAACTCATAGTCGTCAAGGGTCTTCTCCTCTATTTCAAACTCAAAACCACTCTCTGTCTTTCCTGTCAGCATAGGTTATTCCCCTTTCTTCATGTATTCATAGTGTGTGTTGCCGTTTTCATCAGGTGTGGCTGTGATAGTCAGCTCATAGCCGATAGCCTCGTTGTCCTTGTAGGTGATGTCAGATATCTCCGTCACCTTGCCGAACGGAACGACCACTCTTTTCAGTACGTTGTTTTTCAGTATCATATCAAATACGAACGCCTGATCTTCATGCTCTGCGCTGTTGACCTTGATTGTCAGGCCAGTGTCAAGGTCGCCCGAAACATTGCTGCCATTGTAGACAGTTTTCAGCACATCTGTATTGGTACACTCTATCAGCTTTACCTTGAAAGTGTCCGTCTTTTCTGTCTGCGGTGTGTCAACGATATCTCCGCCCCAGGCTTTGATGTTTTCAGTAGAAATACCAGAAGAATTTGTTACTCCGTCCTCTGAACAGTAGCCCAAACTTTTGAACGCTGCGTCAAGTGCTGTTGTTGCATCTGTCGGCAGTGTAGATCCTGTGACCGCTGTGAAAACCGCTCCGCCTACCTTTGGCTTGCCTGTTGATACGTTGTCTTTGTTGTTTGCCATAGTATTATCACTCCTCGTAGTAGGTTACATCGAATACCGCCTGATAGCGATATCGTTTTGTTTCTGTGTCTGTATAGTTGTAGTCTGACGTGCACGCACAGCGGCATATATCGCCCTGTGACACGCTTTCAGACATAGCCTTTTTAACTTTTGCGTTAAGTTCTGCCGCCCCGTATAGGCTCGCTGAGTAGCTCTGAACGGCTATGGTGGCAGAGGTGATAAAATCATTCTCTGCCGAGCCTAGTTTGTCGATAAGCACATACTCTTTTGGTGGGTTTTTAGGTTCTTCAAGATAAACTGAAACGTTAAGCTTTGCTCCCAGCCAGTCAAGAATTATCTTCTCTATCACTTGCCAAGCACCGCCTTTAAAAGTGTGTTATTTCTAAGATTAGCACGCTGAGCCTTCTTTGTCTTAGCCTTGACGATAGCGACCTTACGGCGCATTTTCGGATATCTTGTCCATGTGATAGTATACGCTTTATGCCCTGTGCCAAGACGTTGAACGGCTCTGTCAGCATATCCCTTGACCATGCTTTCGACAGGTGCAGAGCAGAGAAAAGCCGCAACTGCGTTGTGGTCAAGCTCTATCTTAACTTTACTCATAACGTTCCACCTTTACTTTCTTGTTCCAGCTGAGCGGCAAATTTTCTTCAATGCCCTCTGTCGGAAGACCTATGGTGCGGAATTTTCTGCCGAAGAACTCAACCTCTGTGTCTTCCCAAACGTGTGTATCTCCCTTTGGTATTGCAAGAGTGTAAGCTATGCGTTTGCCTGACAGGTTGATCTCGTTCACAACGTCCTCTGCGGAAGGCTCACCCACAAGCACGTTTTCGACAACTTCCTGAGATACCTCATATGTAGGTCTGTTGAAGTCGTCAATGCCTTTCTGCGTTCTTACAGAAAGCTTAACAGGTATGCCTTTGATATTTAATCTCATACATCATATACCTCCATTGCACCGTATCTTTGCCTCATAACGCCCAGTTCTTTCAGCTCGTTTCTGAGAAAATACAGTTGCTGTCCTGCGTTGAGATATGTCATTGATATTGAATAGCCCATAGCCGATTGTGAAGCCTGCGAAGTCGCAGGAGAGCTGTCCGCAATAGCGTCAACAGCTCTCAATACAGCTCGGACTATGATATCCTTTGCCACAAGCTCTATGTCAGGCTCGTCAGCTATCATAATGTCAAGGTCCTTGCCATATTTCTTACAGGCAGTTGAAAGCTTTGCACAGGCAACAGGCAGCAGAGCCGCCGCCTTTTCCTGCTCCTCAGCTGTGAGCTTTCGACCAAGCTTTATAACGTCCTCGATAGTTGCGTACTCTGCCGCCATTTATGCCGCCCCCTTATTCAGCCGCCGACTGAATGACAGCGAATGCAGACTTGTCCATGATACCCCAGCCGATATATGCTTCAGTTCTGATGTATACCTGACCGCAGCCCTTGAGATCCTGTCCGCTGTTATCAGGGTCGCCATACGGAATAATCTCAAGCGGGATTTCCTTTGAATAGCCCCACTTAAATGCTGAAAAGTCGCCCACAACAGCAAGGTCTTTGCTGGAGTTGAATGAAACTGTGTTGTTTGTAATGGTCTGAATGCCGTTCATCTGTGACGGTGCATTGCCCCAAGCAAGGTCAGGATAGATCTTTCTGCCGCTTGTATCCACCATTTTTGCAAGGTCAGCTCTGAATGATGGTGCCATTGTAAGACCTGAGATATCATACTCGTTGCCCTGCACTGCGGCGATAGCGTCTTCGATAAGAGCATCAGGTGTCTTTGGTGACTTGCTGTCCTGTGCAACGACAGTTACGCCGTTATCGAAGTGGTTTGTGCCGATAAGTGTCGAAGCTGTTTTTGATCTCGGGTTTACGCCGTGAAATGCCATAATGTCAAGACCTCTTGCAGCCTTTTTCGCAAAGCCGTCTGAGAAGTTTCTCAGAATCTCTATCTGCTCTTCCTCAGACGCATAGAGAAATTCGTCGGAGATCCTTGCGCCGTATTCGATCTTTACAGGTACGATTATAACAGGGGCAAGTGAAACGCTTCCCCTTGTCTTTTTGCCGTTTTCAGCGACAAGATCAACTTCATCGTCCATTGTGAAGATGAACTCTTTCTGACCATTAAATGCGATAGGTGTCTGATCGCAAAGAGCTGCAAGTGAGGACTTGCCCTTTACCTTGTCAAAAAGTTCTTTTACGAGTACAGGGTCGAACTTTGAGCCCTTTGAGAGGATATCTGCCATAAATATTACTTCCTTTCTTTACTTTGTGAGACTTGCAAGCAGTGACTTGTATGCCGCATTCTTGCCGTCTGCGTGTTCGTGTTCTGTGCTGCCAAGAGGTGCTGTCTGTTTCTTGCCGATAAACTTTGCAAATGTTTCAGCGTCCTTCTTGATAGCTTCTTCTGTGTCTCCTGAAAGCTTGTCTGCAAGCTCATAAGGGATACCGTTTTCGTGGGCGATTCTCATTTTTACCGAGCTGGTCTCGTATGCCTTGTTCTTAGCCGTAAGGTCTGCGATAGCGGTGTCCTTTTCCGCAAGCTTGCCTGTAAGGTCGGTTATCTTGCTGTTAAGGTCGGCGGTCTTTGTCTTGAAGTCGTCAGGGGAAATGTAACCCTCGAACTGCTTCTTGACTGTATCCGTGTTGCGCTCGAGCCTTGCCTTTATCGCATTGTCAAAGGCTTCCTGTGTTGTTATAGCTTCAAATTCTGCCATAGTCTTTTCCTTTCCCCGCTTTACCCTGCGGTATAGGTGATATATAACAAGCTGTTACCAGCTTATTTTCTGTACTTTTTTCTTGTCTGATGAATTAGCGCACGCCCAATGTGCAAGCACAACGGCTTCAAGCAACGATATGTCAGCACCCTCAAGAATTGAGGTATAGCCAAAACCGCCGCCTGAGCTTATGGCTCTGTGGTCGCAGTTAGCAATGACCTGTTCAAGGGACGGCTGGTCAGCGTGACAGATATTCTGTGCAAATACTCCTCGCTCAAAGCCTGCTGACGAGGTGATCACATCAGCGACTTTTGGCAAGATAGGCTTGTGCTTGATACCTGCGTTCTTCATGTCAGCCGCCAAAAGCGACTGTCCGTTTGCTCCGTCAATGACAGTTTCACGCATATGGGGATTGCGCAGATATGCGATTATCCAATCGTTTCCCTCTCGCACAGGTCGGCAGTCTATAGCCTCTACAAATATCTTGCCGTCCGCTGTCTTTGCGGCAACAGCAAGGGAAACATTGTCCGTGACCTTTGCGTACTTGATACCAAAAAACAGCTCTCTGCTGATATTAGGCTTACCACTGATACAAAGTGCCTGCCATTCGCCCTTGCTTATAGCCGACTTTTGGTTATAGGTAAGCCATAAGCCCAAACGCTGGATGTTATCGTCCACTTGGTCGTCCTTTGGGTCGCCAAGCTCTGAACGGATCTTACGTTCGGTGAGGATAGTGCCTAAAGACGGATTAGTGGCATACCAAAGCTCAGGGTCATGTGCGTTTGTAAGCTTTGGCACAGACCATTCAGCCCAGCCGTCATCGCCGCCTTTGCCCGATATCGTCTTCTGCCGGTATTTTGTGAAAACTGTGCCGGCTGACACCATTGTTGGAGGTGTTCCACACATCAACGTCTGAGGATTTCGGCTGTCTGTGACGACATATTTTAGGGCTGTTTCTTGGTCGGTGGTGTATTCCTGTGCCTCGTCGATGACAAGCAGGTCATAGCCTTCACCAAGTCCGCCCTTTGATGAACGTGTGCGGAAATTAATGAGTCCGTCGCCTTTTAGCCACTCAATACGTTCAAGACCAAACTGTTTTGTAGCCTTGAAGTCCTCTTTTTCAAGAAAACCCATTTTTGTGATACGGTCGATTATCTTCTCCCATGCCGAATGTGATGTTGTAGTTCGGTGGGCGGTATAAAGAACACGCTCGCCATTTTGCAGACCATAGATTGCACGCATGATAAGCAGCTCTGACTTGCCGTTACGTCTTGGTATCGACCAGCCGAACTTCATGTGCTTCCACAATCCCTCATCGTCCACCGCCATGATGTCATAAAGCATTAACTCCTGCCATTCCTGTGCAGTGCGCCCCGATTTGTTGTACATTGCGATAGCCTCATCGCCTTTGGTCTGCTCATATGGCAACACTACCGATATGGTGGGGGTCTGCCTGCCGACTCTCTTATCCTCAATAGGGAATTACCTCCTTTTGGGTATGAAAAAAGCACCCGTTAAGGTGCTTAGTTTCGATATTTGGGTATAAAAATACCGCCTCGCCGTAGCGGAGCGGTAAAAATTATTAAATTTTTATGCCTTTTGATTTAGCCTCTTCTTCTTCAGCTAAATAATCTTCGTAGGCTTTCTTTACTTCGTCCGGTGCATTTGGGGATATGCCGCATAATCCGTCATCATCAAATTCCGCATAATCCCACCATATTGGCATTTCTCTCATATTATCACGTTCCTTTTAAACTAATATATTTTTCTTTAGCTAGCTTAACTATTTCTTGTGAAAGCGGATTTGCCGATTCACCATTAGAAAAACAGTCAGCAAATGCCTCCGCAAAGCATTCTTGCTTTTTTGTTGCTCCATATCCCGAAACTGCGTTCATCAATTCGGACTGCTTTTTGCCTTTTCCGTACGATATCTTTTTGATGTTCTTAACGGCTTTAGATACTATACCGCCTGAAATATCTCCACGATTCCAAGCATATATTTTTTGCCACGGATCATCAAAATTACTTTTTGAAAGCAATAGCCATTCAACTGCATGACCTGTTTCATGAACGCCGATCGACGCAGGTGAACTGTTTGGCGGCCACCAACCTTGTGCAGAAGAATTTTCACACATCTTTTTAAATCCAGATACATCTTTATAATATTTCGGATTAAACATGATCTCTTCGCCTGAGCAGCACATAACTCCATGTTTGCCAGTACCTATTTTCTTTATATTATTACTAAGCTCTGGAAAATCATCAAATACACTTTCGACACCTTTTAAAGTTTCACGAACAGTTTTAAAATCAAGCTGCTTTACGCTGTCGTCGGTTGTGATGTTGTATTTGTTGCTCAAATATTTTTCAAGTTCATCATAATTATTTGTTTCTTCTACTCTCTTCATTATATCACTTTTGCCCCGAGTTGTCAACAAGTCTGACAGGCTCTCTAGCCCCAGCTTTTTTCATGCGTTCAAGTTCATCGTCAGAAACGTTCCACTTTGTCTTATCCCACACGTTTTGAGCCTTTTTGCCGTTGAGATATGTGACAGTACAGCCGCAGTTATCGTGTCTGCGGTAAACGTCTTTCGGAACGTCTTCGGGATAGTGATACTTGCCTGCCAGCTTTGCGCACCATTTACAACAGCCGCCGTGATCGTTGCGGATAATGTAGCAGTCAAGCCCTGCGTCAGAACGAAACTTCACGTTTTTTTGAACATAATCGTTGTAAAAACTCTCAGTGATGTTCTGTGCCGGAGCTGTCATTCGCCGTATCATAACTTCTTCTGTGATATCAGGTATAGAAGCCGCATTGGCTACCGCCTGCACACGCTCGGTAGGGAAAGCAGCCTGCTGAGGTGTGATGTTTATGCCTGCTGCTCCGTCAAGTGCCTTTTGGCATTCTGCGGCAGCGGAGTTTATAACATCGTAGTTGTCCTTGAGCACGCCTGTGAGTATGGTATCGGCGATATTGTAATACATCTTGCCGTCAGGCAAAACCGCTATGTTGACGTGTGCACCGATAGCCTGAGAGGCTCTAAACCCGAGCTGTTTCGATAGCAGGGCGACTTCTTCCATTTTCGCCGTGCCACCATCTATTTTTTTCAAAACCGATTGAATGTACTTGTCGGCCTTGCACGACTTTTGAAACTCGGCACGAATTTTTTCAAGCAGTTCTGCACCGATATCAGCCATTGTTTTCGCCCTCTATGCCTGTGAGCTGACGGATACCCTTTGCACCGAGATAGTCAGGAACAGCCTGATTGATTTTTAGGATAGCGTCGCCCACGCCTGAGAGTGCAGCAGAATCAGGCTCGAAGATAGGAAGCCACTGCGATTTGATATCGCTGAAAGCATAGCGCATATAGGCCGTGTTATCACGAACGCAGGCGGCAAGATACGCCACGTTTAGAAAACCACTACCGAACGTCCTCTGCGCCTTGCGTGCGGTAAGTCTGAGGTTCTCATGAGCGGCTCTGATCGCTTCACAGCTGGCAGGGTTGGACGTTGCGAAGCCCAAGTCATCAAGGGTCAGCCCTGTTTCTCCGGCGAACAACGAAGCTATAGATTTAAGCTGCTCAGAGTATGGTGACATGGACTGCTGCTGAAACTGTCCGACAGTAGGATTGCCGCCGTCATCATCCTTGGTGATAGTCAGCAGTGAGGACATCGTTGCACCCCACTTGTCCATTTTCTCCATTTTCTCAGCGTCATCAGAAAGACCAAGTATGTATTTCTGTGGAAAACTGTAAAACTCGGCTGACACTTCCGACCGTCTGAGTGTTCTCAACGCTTCCTGTACAAGCTCCATACAAGCCCTTGATATCCTGCTGTGACCGAATGGACGAACAGCGTCAGGGCGATATATGATAGGCACAAGGAGAGGGTAAAGCGCAGGATTGTCATAGATCTCAACGTCATAGCCTCTGCGGTATATCTCCGTTTGTTCAGCGGTGAAGTATGCCTCAATAGTAGGGTTACCCTTATCGTCCCTATCAAGCACCGCATAGCCCTCACGGAGCATATTTGTGATAGGGTCGATAATGCCGGTAGCGTTACCGCCGTCAATGACCTGCAAGCGAGGATAACCTGTCTCGTCAGCCGAGATGTACACAAAACAGCAAGAGGACACCAACGCTGAAAGGATAGCAGAATCAAACAGCACGTCACGATTATTGTTGTCAAATATCTCGTTGACGTAGAAGCTGTTGTCCTCGAATTTGTCAAACACTATCCTATCCGCAAGGGTATCAACAGATTTTGCACACCAACCAAGCACAGGACGTATCCATTTATAGCTTGGCGGTATCATTCTGCCCATGTCACTAAGGCGATTTTTCATGTGATAGTAGTCATAGCGCACCTTGACCCTTGTAGCCTTTGAAGAAAGCTTCTTTTTCAGGTATGCCATGCCTTTGTATTCGCTCATTTTGTATATCCTTTCCAATTATTTCAAGTCTGCGAGAAATATAAGCAGTGCGGCGGTGAAGGTCATTTTTGACCTCAAAAGGGGGCATACCCCCCATATTGTCAATAATTTGTTAAAAATTCTTCCAATCGTAGCATTGTGGTAAAATTCGGTTGGAAATCAGGTCAAGAGACTGGTCAAACACCTGTTTTTCCACCAATTTGTCAGATTTCTGGCGATTACAGCACCAATGTGCCAACTGCAAGTTTGAAATGTCCGAAGGATGACCGCCTTTTGCTATGGGTATGATGTGATCTATGCAAGCTGACAATGGGTGCGGATACTTTAGTGAAAAATCAACAGGCTTACCGCAGATACCGCAGACTGTTTGGGTAGCATATATCTTCTTCTTGTTGATACGGAACTGCTGTTGATGTGAACCGCTTCGGTCCGGTCTTGGGATTGGCATAAGGTCACCTTCTCAACGCAAAAGACGCCCCGATAAAGGACGTCCTGCGGAAAATCAATTAAGGAGTATCTAAAATGGTGGAGCAGACTTCGAGCTGGCACGCTCTCAACCTGCAAATTCAAAGCTGTACCTGTTGCAATACAGCTTTGCAATCCTGCCCGAACACTCGTCAGTGTTGGCAATGTTAATGGAAAGGTGCTTTTCAAAAAGTAGGATTAAGCACTAACCTGTTGGAACAGACCGCAAGCTCATGCACTCACGTTCTGCATAGCCCCTTACGGGGCTTAGAAAATTGGAGGTGACTTCAATGAAAGTACAAGTCTGAGGTACATCTACACTTTCCTCAGTTTAAATTATAACATAGGTAAAACGAACAGAGCGAACAAGTTTAAGCATTTTGCAAAAATCTTTTGACTGCCATTCTACAGCCGTCCGCCGTACCTCCGACCTTGTGTCCTATCTGTATCCAAGTCAATCCCTTTACAAACCTGAGTACAAATATCTTCCTCATTTGTCTATCCTCTATCCCCTTGATAAACTCCTCCACAGCCCTCTGCTCACGCTCAAGCCGTGCCTGCTCGCACAGCAATGAAAGTGTATCGCCACTTGGCAGAAAGCCGTCTATGCGTGTGCTGTGTGGTGTGTAGGACGGCGGAGTGCATACGCTGATACTGTCGGCAACGTACTTGCCTGAAAGCTCTGCCTTGATGTCCTCAATGGCTGAGGCATTCCTGCGGTAGGCTTTCAGGCGTGACATGGTCATAGGGTCAGCCATTAGCAACACCGTCCATTTTAATACCGATACCATTCACGTCAACAGCCGTATCAGCAACACCGAAAATAACCTTGCCTATTGCTGTAGATACGTCACCCTTGTGATAATTGTCTACGGTCATCTTGAACCCCATTCCTGATATCGTTACCTTATCCTCTACCAGATTGACAGCCCTGAAAACCTTGCCGTGCATAGCATTTTCATACACACCATGCAACTTTTCCAGCTTATCCTGACTAACTCCAGCTTCCCACAGAATGGACGAAAGTTTATGTTCGTCAATTGTCGGTATCTCAGTTTCATGAGCATTTTGGTCAACAAATGTGGAAATCTTGTCATTCACAGTAGTGATAAGATCATAGTCAAGCTCATCGCCCACAACGCTTGTGAGAATATCCTTGAAAGTTTCCTTTTCGTTCTGACAGGTCATTGAGAACTCACAACCCAGAAGCTCTTCCACAACGGAAGTGTTCGGCTTTTTGGCGTTTTTCGTGTAGTAAAGCACTCCGTTGATATCAGGTGCACGGTCATTGAAAAGCGGGAACAGGAATCCGTCGCTCGGCAGTTCCACAATTCTATCGCATGACTCTTTCTTAGCGATAGAGTTGTCCTGTTCATCATACACAAGCCCGTCAATACGCAGATTTACAGGGCAAAGTGCCGTGATGATGAAGTTGTAATCCGTGTCAGCCTCTTCCTCAAACTCGTCCATTTTGTTCTTTTTCAGCACAGAATATGTACAATGAGCCATGAAAATGGTATATGTTGACACATACTCAACCTTTTCAACTATGGCGTTGAGAAAATTATCAACCTTTTCCTCATCAAGCAGCTTGCTTTGCAATGTTTCATACATGAAAGGCTGTGCGCCACCCTCAAGATATGCGTCCTTCGGAAACGAATATTCCAGCAGATTTTTGCCGATAGAACCGCTGAGCACCTTTTTCAGGTTTATCATTATCAGCTCCGCCTCGTCCTGCGGAATAGTGTTGTAAAGCTGATTGGTCTTGCACTTTATGTTCTTTTCAGCGTCCACAAATGCCGTAACAACGTGGTTTACTGTGAAAAGTCCACAGTCGTCGCTGAATATTCTCTTGATCTCGTTAATTTCTTTCTTGTTCATGTTAATCCTCCTCAGTCTACATTCCGTTTGTAACAAGTATGATAAAATACGCAGTTATTGCATTTTATCTCCTTAATTAAAACAACATGGGAACTTCTAAACATACAACTTACGCAAGACCCAACATCATCAGTCATAAAATAACGTTTTTGAGGTAAGTACAAGTTAAGGTTATCCTTGAATTGTTCTTCGCCTGTCTTATGCAGGACCCCCTTTAAGATATCACCGTCAAAAAGTTTTATCTCAACTTTCTGACCTAAATATTTTTCTAACTCTGAACGTTTCATTCTTATTCCTCCCTTATTCCCAGCACAACATACCCATTCTTTATTCCCCAGCCGTTGAGGATATATGTTATCTTGTATGTATGTCCTGATATCTCATGTTTTGCGTGTTCTCTTACTGTGCCGTCTGAGCTACGATAAGACGTTCCGTCAGTCGGTATAAATCTTATCAGATCTCCCATCTGAAAACCCCTGTCATTCTTTCTGACCTCGAAAGTTTTCTCACCGCTCAGAACGGCGTCACAAAATTCTACGCTAAGTTTTAGATCATGTGTTTTCACTCTTATCCCTCCTATAAACTCATCTGACTGTCATCATAGTCAACTTTCCTCGTTGTCAGCCTGCCGTTATAATCAGGGTAGCTGTTCAACCTTTTGTACCTTTCGCTAGTCTTGTCAGCCATAAAGCGATTGTCCTGTTCAGGCGGCGTTGGCAGGTAATATTCCTGTGGGATTTCCAAATCGTTATACGCACAGATATCTAGAATATATCGCTTATACGCCAGAACGTGGTTTCTGCACAAGTTGGCATTACAGCCGTCAGGCCATGATGGGTCACTACAGCCATGATCGATAATGGACTTGTACCGCTCTATTGACTTCACAAGGTCTGCCGAATACTGCTTTAACAGTTCTTCGGGTGTTTTACTCTTTGCCATATTATCCCTCCTCGCACCTCAACTCTTCCAGCCTACAATACACCAACGTATTGCCACAAGTCTTGTCAGCGACCTCTGCCTGATAGAAGAACTGACCTGTCTTACTGCTCTTGCGGATAATGCACCCTGTCAGCCGGTAGCAGTCAGAACCGTTGTAGCTCACCCTGCGTCCAAGACTTTTCTTTACCTCGTGTATCGTCATAGCTCCTCTATCCTCACATAAATGCCGGGTATGTCCGCCCAAAACTTCTCGCATATCTCACTCGCCACAAGCTGGTCGTCTGTCCAGAAGTCAAGCTTTGTCATACAGTCCTTGAACATCTTCTGCAGGTTGTCTGTGTCAGGCTTGCTGGTCTTGTACTCTCCGTCCTTGTGTTTGCCGTCATTCGGAAACAGCCACTTTGTTATCAGCCTTATCCCACAGATGTATTTTTCAGGCGGTCTGTGCCTTGCTAGGTTTGCCGTGAGCTTTTCTTTTGCCGCCTTGACATCGGGTGGATCATAAAATATCGGCTTGCCGTTTCTCACAGCTACCTTGTGTTCTTGTGCCGTAGCCGTTGGCGGTATCATTGCCATAAAAAATTCAGTCATTGTTATCTGCTCCTCTCGTGCGGTCGGTGTGCTAGCCGCCTTATTATTTCAGAATAGATTTTCGGGCGGCTTATGCCCGAAAATATATATTATGTAATAATATACTTTTTCTTCCCTCGGGAAAAAGTCGGTATTTTGTCGATATTTTCTTCCTAAGGGAAAACACCGATATTTTCCTTACGCATACTCGATTTTTTCTTTTCCGTTTCAAAGTAAATTTTCTCGACTTTTTCCTTTCTTTCACTCATTTTTTCAAGCCGCATTCTCCGTCATCTATCCAGAAACCACCATGCTCTTTGAGGTATGAACGCACTGTCTTTTCACCCTTTCCTATGTACTCCGCCAGCTCAGAAATGCGGCACTTGCCGTTCTCCTGCACACCGCTGAATGCCGTTTCAATGCTCTCCTTGCGTTCCTTGCTGCGGTCTTCATTGGTCTTCTTCTTGCTGAAATTCTTCTTCCAATTCGGTGAGATGTCCTCCACCTCGCAGTCTTTAAGCACGCCCACAGTATCCTCTCTGTGAACAGGATAATCAAACCACATATCGAGGGGAGCAAACTTCGGGAACTCTCTCAGAGTACCCTCTATACGCCATGCCGTGCGGTTTCTTACTGCAAGCTTAGCCTTGTCTATGTCGGCCATCATAAGCTTGTATGAGTTCGGGTGCAGGTGCTTGTGTGTTATCTCAAGCATTTTTGACGGCATAACAAGATCGTCCTGTGAACAAAGCTCATCAGTATTTCTGTAAAATCTCCTCATCCAGTTCTCACAGATACGGCAAACAGTTTCGTCCTCCTGCTGCTTGTAAAGGCTGTTTGAAATGTCAAGCTCTGAAAGGTCAAGAAGTGCGTCAGGGTCACGGGCGAATACTCCTGAACCGCTGGCTCTGTCCATTGAACGCTTACCGCCCTGTGCTCCCTTTGAGTGGTGGTGGCAGTATATGACCGCACAGCCAAGCTCTGTGCATACCTTGTCAAACTGGTTGCAGAAGTGCGCCATTTGGTCTGCTGAGTTCTCGTCGCCTGTTATGACCTTGTAGATAGGGTCTATTATCACGGCAATGTAATTTTTCTTGCTTGCTCGGCGTATAAGCTTTGGTGCAAGCTTGTCCATTGGTACGCTGTGACCTCGCAAGTTCCATATGTCTATGCTACTGAGGTTTTCAGGCTCTAGGTGCATTGCGGTGTACACGTCCTTGAAACGATGCAGACAAGATGCTCTGTCAAGCTCTAGGTTGACGTATAGTATCTTTCCTTTGGTGCATTGCCAGCCAAACCACTTGACTCCCTCAGCTATCGCCACGCACATCTCGATAAGTGCATAAGACTTGCCTGCCTTTGACGGACCTGCAATGAGCATCTTGTGTCCCTGTCTGAGAACACCGTCAATAAGTGGCGGTGCAAGCTCAGGCAGGTTATCCCACTCAGCACTCAGGCTCTCAGGGTCGGGGAGATCATCATTGATACTTTCTATGTAATCTTTCCATTCCGAAAAGCTTTCTTTGCCTATGTTCTTGTCAATGATGAACTGTTTCTTGCCGTTCCTCATCACACCAGGCATACGGCTAAGACGTGAGGGATTGCGGTTTTGTTTATCTATGTCAAGACCGTTGTCTTTGCACACTTTGTAGAGAAAATCTACTCTCTTGCGGTACTCATCGTAGTTCGGTGCGTCTATTTTCACAATAGCGTGAACGCTCTTTCCACCGCTGTATACAAGCACAGCGATAGGAAGTTCAAGCTCTCTCATCACAGCGTTCTGCTGTTCTATAGGCATACTGTCGCTTTCAACAAGAGCATAGCGGTAGTCTGTTACATTCTCGTTCTTTACGCCCTTGCCGTCAAGAGGATTGAAGCGGATCCACGCTCCTGCCTCTTCCTTGTAGTCGCCAAATACCGCACCAATGTCGCCGTTACATTCGCCAAGCCTCTTGATAAGCTCACCTGCCGTCCTGTCACAGCAGCCTTTTGTGGGCAGATACTTGGTCTTGCCGTCCTTTTCTGTTTCCCACGTTTGCGTAACATAGCCCACGTTCTCTCCTGCCTCAAAGAGTGTTTCAAGATATGTGACTATCTCCTTGACAGGATCCCATTGGGCAGGCTCGGTGATCGGTATGCCCTCACCGCCGTTTACAAGGGGACTGCTTTCTTCTGCAATTATCTCGCCGTCCCAATCGTATGCCTGAAACTCATGGGGGCTGTATCCTCTTTCCTTTGCCATTTGCACGATAGTTCCTGCGGTCACGGGCTGAGCATTGCCGTTAAAGCCTTGCCACTTGTGTTCACACTCACCGCTGTGATAACGGCTGTCTGACCTCGACCAACTGTCCCAATCGTTCACGGAATAGCCCTCGTGCTTGAGAGCCATTCCCACGTTGACCCATTCCTGATAATCACAGCTTGCAGGGTCTATGTATTCAAGCATTTTAAGCAAATTTGTGTTATCCATTCACTTCTCCTTAGTTCTCAGGTGTGTATGTTTTCGGGTCGATATCTCTCGGCACTCTCCAACCATTGGCAGAGATACGGGCTATCATACTGCTTGCACTGTCAAAGCTCCAAGAGCCAACGTGCTCAAACCCCTTGCTTTCAAGCAGCCTTATCTGCTTAGGTGTGGTAAGTCCTGCATTGCGGCGCTTTTCAATTCGGTCAAGGATAAGCTTTGCCTTGCCTGCGTTGTCTATATCGTCAGGGAAAATGCCCAGCTTTTCAAGCTTTGCTTTCTGCTTGTCGGTAGCAGGAGCGCACTCCCAGCCAAAGGCAGGAACATAAGAGGACAAGTCCTCAGCCTGTATTGACATTTCATACTGCAAAGGGTCAACGAGCTTTCTCTTGCGTGTTTTCATTTCTTTGAGCTGCTTTGCCAAAGACTCTTCACGCTGTGCCACAACGTCCTCGCTTGCCTGTTTTTCTGCCTCTTCGATATCCACTGCACAGCCTGCTTCATTGGCAAGGTTTTCGGTCATTTTCTCAGCGACCTCTTCATTCTGACAGATAAGGTGTGCAGGCCTGCAAAGCTCGTGCCGCTCGGTGTGCCACAGAAAGTCAAGCAGCAAAAGCTCTGTCTTTCCCTCGCAAAGTCTTGTGCCTCTGCCTACCATTTGACAGTAAAGCCCACGCACTTTTGTTGGTCTTAGTACGATAACGCAGTCAACTGACGGACAGTCCCACCCCTCTGTGAGGAGCATTGAGTTGCACAGCACATTGTATTCGCCTTTGTCGAAAGCTTCAAGTATCTCCGCTCTGTCTGTGCTTTCTCCGTTGACCTCAGCAGCGTTGAACCCTTTGCTGATAAGGATATCACGGAACTTCTGAGAGGTCTTGACAAGCGGCAGGAACACAACTGTCTTGCGTTCCTTACAGTATTTGAGCATTTCATCAGCTATCTGATAAAGATATGGGTCAAGTGCCGTGTCGATATCACTTGCCTTGAAATCTCCTGCTTGCGTTGATACCCCTGAAAGGTCAAGTTTCAGCGGTATGGTGATAGCCTTGATAGGTGAAAGATAGCCCTCTTTGATAGCCTGCGGCAGTGTGTATTCATATGCAAGGCTGTCAAACACCGAGCCTAAGTTCTTCATATCGCCCCTGTCAGGTGTAGCCGTCACCCCGAGCACCTGAGCTTCAGAAAAATGGTCAAGCACTCTCTGATAGCCGTCTGAGATGGCGTGATGAGCCTCGTCAATTATTATGGTATCGAAGTAATTTTTCGAAAAGCCTTTGAGCCTTTTCTCACGCATAAGGGTCTGAACTGAGCCTACTACCACACGATACCAAGAGCCTAAACAGCTTTGCTCTGCTTTTTCGGTGGCACAGCCAAGCCCTGTTGACTTCATAAGCTTGTCCGCCGCCTGGTCGAGCAGCTCGCCCCTGTGGGCAAGGATAAGCACACGCTTACCCTGCCGCACACATTCTTCCGTAACAGCCGAGAAAAGTATTGTCTTTCCCGTTCCTGTGGGCAGAACTGCAAGGACTTTGTTTATTCCCTCAGACCATTGTTCGAGTATAGCAAGCTTAGCCTCGTTTTGATATGGTCTTAAATTCATCATCAGAACGCACCGGCTTTCCAGCCACCTGTCTGAGCAGGCTGACTATACTGCGGTGTCTGCGTCTGAGCAGGCTGAACGGTAGTCACATTCTCGTCATAGGCATAGAGCTTTTTAATCTTGTTGGACTGCCTGTCCTCACCGTCCTTGTTCTTGTAGTTGTCAACGTAGACGTGACACTTGCCCTTTTTGCCTGTGATAGCGTTCCAGTTCATTTTCAGCGGCTCGCCATGCTTTTTTAAGCCGAGAGCCAGGAAAAGTGCTGAGAGCTTCCACTCAAACTTGTTGCAAAGGAAGAAGTTCTCTGTTATCTCCACGCTGTCCTCTGCACCCCAAATGGTGAATGTGACCTTTGCCATATTGCAGGGCGGCACTTTCGCCGACCCCTCGTGCCTTGCACGTTCGTACTTTGCAACGGTGAAGTCATAGTCCCCCTCAGGGAGCAGGACAAAGTCCCCACCCTCGTTGACTATCTCATCTTCCCAGCCGTATTCCATAAAATTATCCATAGTGTTGTCCTCCTTTTAAAATGGTACTTTCTGATTTTCTCTGATAAGCGGCAGCATTTGCCCCCAAGCACCTATCAGACAGCCCTGCACAAAGTCGTCAGGATAGTTTGTGATAGGAGTATCATAAGGGAAATAGTTTCTCTGAGATACCACAAGGCGTATATCCGATTCGCTTACGCTGTTGGCTCTCATAAGGTCTGCAAGTGCTTTCGGTATGCCATCAGGGATAACGATAGGTGGTGCAACGTCCTCAAAGCCGCTGAGATCAGTAAGAGGCTCGTCAGATTTTTGTGTGGCAGTCTGTGCGGTCTGTGTAGGCTGTGCTGTCTGAACTGTTGGTGCAGGCACAGGCTTAGGCATTTCAGCAGGCTGTGTATACGCAAACAGGTGAGCTATACCACTATACTCAAAAGGCATTTCAGGCGGAAGTCCGTCACGATTTTTAGCGTCCCAGCAGGGGTGATGTGTGGTGTACATAACACGGTCACCGCCCTGAGCCTTGAACTTCTTGCCGTCCTTATCCACAGCTACTGCATATGTTTTGTAGTTTGCAAACAGCACCATATCTGCCCATTCTTTCACAAGAGGCGATATCTGAGAAGAAGTTTTCTTGCCAAGCTTTAACTCCCAGCGGTCATAAGCGCCCAGCTCGTCAGGCTGTTCAAACTTTCTCATCTGAGCGTGAGCCGTAAGCACAACGTTGATACCGCTGTCAACTACCTCCTGCAAGAGATTAAGAAACTTGCCTATCTCCTCTTTCTCGTAAACATAGCCGTTGCCGTAGCCGAAATCTTCAATGCCTTTCTTTTGATGTGCCGAGCAGATAGTTTCAATGCAAAGCTGTTCAGCCCAATCAAATGTATCAATGACAAGGGTCTTGCAGAGCCTGCCATTCATAGCTTCCTTTACCTCGTTTTTGAGCATTTCCCAGCTTGTTGGCTTAGGGAAACGTCTGATGTTCAGCTTCTTTGTACTGCCCTCAGTATCAATAAATACAGGGTCGGGGAACTGAGCCGCAAAAGTGGATTTGCCTATGCCCTCAGGACCATATATCACGACTTTCTGTGCGGAGCTTACAACTCCTGATGTTATCTCATACATTAAAATGCACCTGCTTTCCAAGTTTTCGTTTCTGTGTTTTCTTCCTTTTCGTTGTCCATCGACCTGCCGTCCTCAATAATGATACTGCATTCGTCACCTGTGGAAACTCTTGTGGCTATCGCCTGCAAGCCCTGTGATTCAAGCCACTTGCCGAAGTCATCAAGGGTGTCGGTATCCATTTGTTCAAGCTTGTCCAGCAGGACAAAACCGCAGTCAGGGTTGAGCTTTCTCACGATAGAGGTAGCGACGATAAGCTGTTCAGCTCCGCTGATACTGTCCCACTTATGCCCGTTATACAGCAGCTCTCCGTCCTCAACGGAAAGCCCCTCAAGGGGCAGGTCGGCACTGCCCAGCAGGTCAGTCTTTGCCTGCCTTACCTCCTCTATCTGCTCAGTGAGATATGTATACTGTGAACGGTAATCCTCAGCGTCTATCTCAGCTTTCTCCCTGTCGAGATTTGCTCTTATCTTCTTGTTCAGTTCCTCGATATCTGAGATGTTCTTTTCAAGCTCCGCTGTGCTTTCGTCCACAAGGTCTTGTGCGTCAAGGCTTGCAAGCTTGAAGTTGTTCACTGCCGCTTCATAGCTTGCTTTTGCACGCTCATAGGCAGACTTAGCAATCTCTAACTGCTTTTCGTAGTATTCTTTCTGGTCACGTTTACGCTGATTTTCGCCGTTGCGAGCAAGTATATCCTGCTGCTGTCTGATAAGCTCCGAAGCCGAAACAGGCTCGGCAGGGACGTTTGCATACACGGGCATTTCTTTTGCGAACTTAGACTTCTGGTCGGCTATCCTGCCGATAGCAGTACGCTGATCATAGAGGGAATGTTCCTTATGCTCCAACTGATAGAGCGTATCGCCCACGCCTATTATTTTCAGCAGAGTTGAAGCTTTTTCCTTGCTTGACTGATTTATGAACTTAGGCAGGTCAAGGGCGAACTGCTCAACGAAGCTGTTCAAAAGCTGCTGACCGCCTTTTTTACCTGTGCTGTCGGTGACTTTGAGAGAGCTGTTCTTACCCGAACGCTCCACCACGATACCATTGTCGAGAGTGATCTTCAAATGCGGTTCGACAACAGATCCCTCACGCTGAGGAGAGGACGGCTTATACTTGTCACCGCCAAGCGCCCAAGCGATAGCGTCAAGGACAGAGGTCTTGCCCTGTCTGTTCTTACCGCCGATAACAGTAAGCCCATTCTTTGCAGGCTCAAGCTGCACCGCCTTTATCTTCTTCACGTTTTCAAATTCAAGTGAGTTTATTTTTACTGACATTCAAATCTCCTCATTTCTTTTTCAAATTGTCTTATTTCATCTTCTGTTGGTTCGTCCTCAGGTCTGCCTTTATCATATCCAAGTGTGCATACCATGTCAAAGCAGCAGCCTTGCGTGTCTGCATAGCATTCCACATCATCACCATATATGACGTGACCGTACCTACAGTCTTGACAATCTTTCGTAACAGGGTCTATGCAGCGTGTCGGCAAGCCTTTCATTTGCCGTCGCCGCCTTTCAACTTTTCAAGCTTATCCCTTGTGCTGCATATCTTTCCATACGTCTCGCCAATGTCAAAGGCTCTCCGTTCACATTCTGACATTTCGTCATAGATAAGAAGTATATCTGTACAGGCTTTGTATGCGGTATCATATGCTTGACAAATCCTCTCTTTTGTGCTATTATCAATGTGTATGTTATCGGTATCTTTTGATACCACCTCCGAGCTTGTGCTGTTGGCAGACAGTGCAGGCTCTTTTTTTGTGTTGTTCACTATGTATTGTGTGAAAGTTTCAATGCAACCCTCAATTTCCAAAGTTGCGAAAAATGGGCAGTTATCGCAGTCAGCATTTGTCGCACAATGTTTCGCCGCATTTATGATATCTTCGTTTGTAAATTCCTTATTCATTTTCAATCTCCTCCCATTCAAAGCGACCCTTGCCGCTGTTACGCCACTGACCGATACCTCTCAGCCTGCCGTAATCCAACCACTCTCTTACGACTGTTTCCATATCGTCTTTCAGTATAACGATTGTGAACTCGACTGTCGCCCCTGCAGGGACTGTCTCAGAGTGTGCCAGTGCAACACGTTCGCCCTGTGGCGTGCTTGCTCTCAGCGGTCTCTGACACTCACCCATGCCGCCCTTGAATTCGTATGGTATCTTGCGTTCCTCGACGAAGACAAGCCCGTCAATCTCTTTCTTGTATGCCTTGATTTTTGAACTAGCCGTGCCTGATACCTTTTTCAGAACACCGCAAGCGTCCTTGAAAAATCCTTTGACCTGATAATCCCATAGAAATGGTGTGCCGTCTTCCAGTGTCGGGAATACTGTCATGGACTTTTCGACTACCTCAGCCACGCCAAGTGCGGCTATCTCTTCCTCACGGCTCTTTGCGTCAGGCGCTTTCGACGCAATATACTCATCGTGTATCGTTGTCGTCGAATTTGCCGTTCCCAAAATCTCCTCAGTGAACGTCAACTTTACTTTAATTTTTTTCATGTTTTCCATTTTTTTGACCTCCGTTAAATGTTAAAATTTTTTCCCTTTGCGTGACAAATCTTTGCTAGGCCCTTGCGTTTCTAGGAATTGCATTTCCTTTGCATAACGTCGCCACTCTGTACGCTGCAATGCCATTGCCTCTCGTTGCATATCAAAACGGTGCTGTGCATAGCCCTAGCTATGCAAAACGTTGCTAGCCTTTGCATGGCCATGCCTTTGCTTATCAAATTGGGACCGTGCTTTTCAGAAATCATCTTCAGAAAAACGTTCCAAAAGCTTTTGATGATTGACATTATACAAATCAGTCAAACCAAGCATTGCAGACGTAAGACGATCACGTAATTCGTTCAAATCATTAGTAACACACATACGATTAATAGAACCTTTGAGCATATCAACAGAATTCATAGTTTCTCTGTGCTTTTGTTCAGTGTAAAATTTACTTTGCATAATTATCCCCCTTTCTTTTTAGATAGAAAATATTTTTTTCGCAGCCCTTGCGATTCGTTGCTTATCGACGCTAGGCCGTTGCTTTGCTGTTCAAATCAACACCTTCGCATTTCGTAGCCGTTCACAGGTTCGCTTTGCCGTAGCCAATGCTATTCATAGCAAATCCGTTGCCTTGCAATCTACGAATTGCCGTCGCTATCAGTATCATTATCACAGTCGTGTTCATGTTCCCATTTGTGCTGGTCTATGATACAGGCTATGAATAGTATCACGGCATAGAAAACTGTCAGTATCACGATTGTTGCACCTATGATACAGGCTATAAACATACTATCTGACACTTTACCACCTACCCCTTGTGGAAATCTCGACCTTGACCACAGGCTTTGAAGCTTCCTTGATCGCCTGCTCCAGCTCTTCACGAACTGTGTCTTCTGCGGTTTCTTTGATATTGCGGTACAGTCCATAGATTGCCAGTGCAACCAGTGACACACATAAAGCTATGGCTGACGCATATCTGATGATCTCCAGCGTTGCTATCATCTCGTTCATCTTCTTCCACTCCTTTCCTTGCAATACTCCGCAAAGATCTCTTCGGGGTTCGCCCCGATTATCCTGCAGTACGTTACTATTTGTTCAGCATTCATGGTGCCAAACTGCCGTTCCCACCTGCTCACGGCTGTCTGTGTCATGCTCAGCCGTTTTGCGATTTTTGCCTGCGTGATGTCATTGTTGGTTCTGATAGACCTCAGTCGTTTTGACATCACGTCATTGGCGGTCATTTTCTTTGCAGGCATTGTTTTCACCCCTTATCCGCTGATTTCTAGTGGTTTAACGTCAAGAATACAGTCCACTGAAACACCGAAGATTTGATGCAGTGCTATCATATCAGCTACCGCAATGTTTGCACCGTCCTGCCAACGATAGTACTTGTTGCGTAAACGGCTATCATCATTTACATTTGAACCGTTCAGCACCGATACGTTTCGTATCAATTCTTCTACAGTGTAACCCTTTGCTTTTCGCAGTGTTTCAAGATTTTTGTACTTCATTACTTTCGCTCCTTTCGTTTATCACTGTAATCATTATAATACATTCCGTATCATTCGTCAATACGTTTTGGCACATTTTTTAATACAAAATGGCACAAATTTTCATGTTAAAACTTGTGCAAAACGACAAAATGTATTATTACACATTGACAAATGGTACAAAATGTACTATAATAATAAATGAAAGGAGGGCTACGATGTACGGCAAGCGTATGTGTGAGCTGCGACAACAGCAAGGACTATCGCAAAAAGAAATCGGCATAAAGGTAGGCGAAAAACTTGGCACGCCACCCCTTGCACCGAACACGATAGGCAAGTATGAAGCAGAAATGCGAGAGCCAAGCAACGATACGTTGATTGCACTCTCGCAAATCTTTGGAGTCTCTGTGGATTATCTTCTCGGTGTTACGGACCTCGAAAATAATGCCATAGTCGACGATATTATACGAACTGTTAAAACGTTGTCAGCAGACAGCCTCAGGTCGCTTTTGAAGATATTAAAATATCTGAAATGGCAAGAGGATCATCAAGAAGAGGAGCATTAATGCCCCTCTTTTTTGTTCTTGCGTCCTGCAGGTCTTTCATAGTGTGCAGAATTTCGGCTAAAATTTGCAGTTTTTCTTCGTCTTCTTTGGTAATTGCCATATGTACTCCTCCTATGATTTATAGAACGTATGTTCGATAAGCCTATTATATACCATGTTATCACGGCTGTCAATACCCTTTTTATGTACTGTCCGAAAAATCGGACTGAAATAAAAAGACGTCAAAAAGTATTGCAAAATATGCGTTAAAATGCTATAATATACATGAAACACACATATATAGGCTATGTGTAAATCATAGCATTTTTATGGCATAAAATGCAAGCGTGTTTATAATATCGAACATTATTGGTTGAAACTGAACAAATCGTCAAGCCCACATTTTAGCGATTTTGCCAATAAAACAGCCGTTGAAATGCGTGGGTCAACGTTATAGCGTTCTATCTGGTCAATTTCAGAAAAACTAACGCCTGACAGTTCGGATAGCTGGCGCAGTGTCAAACGTTGTGTGCGACGTATATCACGCAGATGTGTTTCGTATATCACATATATCACCTCTAGGGCTAGTATGTCCACCAGAGCCGTGAATATTAGAAAAGGGGTAGAAAAAATGGGATTCCGTTTAAGAAAATCAATCAAACTCGGCAAAAATGCGAAGTTGAACATCGGTAAAAAATCTGTCGGTTTTAGTGTCGGTGGAAAGGGCGCACGATACACTGTCAACAGCTCAGGACGGCGCACAAAATCTGTCGTCATACCTGGAACGGGGCTATCATATACCACTACGTCAGGCGGCAGAAAAAAGTCACATTCAAAGTCGAAAGCAAAGGGCAGAAAAGCTCGTGGCAATTTTACAGGTACAGCTAAGCCAAGCGGCTGTTTGACGATTGCTGCTTGCATAGGTATCATTTTTATAATGATATGCCTTGTAATGGCTGTTGTAATAGGCAAAAACAAGAATAGCAATGATAGCAGTGTTACGCTTGAATGGACACGGTCCGATATCTCGGTCAAATCAAAAGCCTATATTCCTAATCTATATTTGAAAGTAGACGGAAAGAAAGCCAACGAGATATCACCGCCTGAGATACAAATTTCAAACAACGATATTTGCAAGATAGAATATAAGGATTCCAATTATGCTCAGGTCATATACGAGATTATACCCCTCAAAGACGGCTTTGCGGACGTGACCGCCACGTATGACGGTGTGACATCAGACCCTATCACGATAACAGTTGACATGGGCGAAAAAGTCACCACTACCACCACCACAACAACTACTACCACCACGACGACAACCACCACCGAAGCAATCCCTGCGACAACTACCACGCAGGACCCAGCCGAAACAATTGTGTATATCACAGCTTCGGGCGACAAATATCACAACGAATCATGCAGATACTATGATGATACCTGTACACCAATGACCCTGCAAGACGCACAGAATGCAGGCTACAAGCCTTGCAAGGTGTGTGGTGGATAAACATACTGCACAACAAAAAAAGCCCCCACAGAGCGACCTGTGAGGGCGTGCACAACCGACCTAGCAAGAGATGATACTATAGTAGGAAGTACCCTATTATTCTATCATAAATCATAAATATTGTCAAGATAATAGGAGGAATTTTACATGGCAACAGCAAAAAGACTGCCGAGCGGAAGTTATCGTGTGAGAGTGTACGATAAAAACACCGGTAAATACAAATCTTTCACGGCCGAAACGAAAAAAGCCGCCGAGCTTGCGGCGGCGGAATGGCTGATAAAATGTCAGGACGAAGAAAACCAGCAAATAACATTCCAGACCGCAGCTGAAGAATATATCAAAATAAAAACGCCTGTGCTATCACCCACCACGATACACGGCTATCAGACTATCCTGCGTAACAATGTTGACAGGTTGAAAGATATTCCGATTGACAAGGTTACGCCGCAGCTAGTACAGGACTGGGTGAACGGTTTGACCGTTGATAAATCGCCGAAAACTGTTCATAACATCTATGGTTTTTTTACAGCTGTTATGTCATACTATGACGTGGATATACGGCTAGGAAAAATTCGTTTGCCGTCCAAAACAAAAAAATTTAAAATTCTGCCTGATGTTGAAACCGTAGTGGACCTGTTCCGTGGGTCAGATATAGAAATTCCTGTGCTGTTGGCTGTATGGGGCGGTATGCGTATGTCGGAAATACTGGGTATACGCCGCAAGGACCTATGCGGTGATGTGTTGACACTGTCGCAGGTGCGTGTCACAGTTGGCAAGGAAATAATTGACAAAGAACAGGCTAAGACCTACAACAGTCGCCGACAGCTACGGCTAGGGCAGCCGATAGTAAATCTAATAGGCAGCCTAAACCTGCAACCCGATGATTATGTTGTAACCTACACCCGGAAACAGGTGTACGCCCGTTTCGTCAAAACAATGCGATCGGCAGGCTATCAGATCACATTTCACGATCTACGCCACATCAACGCCAGCGTTATGGCGAAATTAAACATTCCTGATGTATACGCTATGGAACGTGGCGGCTGGAGTAACACCAGCACATTGAAATCGGTATATCAGCAAACGTTTGACACAGACCGCCAGCGTATTGACCAAACCATTGATGACTATTTTCAGGACATATATGACACAGAATATGACACGAAAAATATAAAACAGCGTAAAAGCATAGTTTGAATAACATTTGCCGCGGGTTCAAGTCCCGTCACCTCGACCAGTCACTCGCCGTGACGGGCATTGTCCGTCGTGGCTTTTTTTATTATCAGAACTTAACGCCGCAGGGGGAGTTTTTGTATTATCTAAACAAGTAGGGTTATGCTTTGAGGAACCGAAAAGCGTAACTCTTTTTATTTTGGTCGAAACGCAGGCTTGAACCCACTGTTCAACGTCCCGTCACCTCGACCAGTCACTCGCCGTGACGGGCATTGTCCGTCATGGCTTTTTTATTATCAGAACTTAACGCCGCTGGGGGAGTTTTTGTATTATCTAAACAAGTAGGGTTATGCTTTGAGGAACCGAAAAGCGTAGCCCTTTTTATTTTGGTCGAAACGCAGGCTTGAACCCACTGTTCAACGTCCCGTCACCTCGACCAGTCACTCGCCATGATGGGCATTTTATGTACTCATGCCCCTTGTGCATATGTGCTAAGCCCGCAAGATCGCAATTGTATGTAATGTCGAAAAGGTGCATATAGTCTTGACAAAAGACCGGACGTCTGTTAAACTTATCCTAAGCAAAGACTGGGGACGACACCCATAGAAAATAACAGCGTCGGAGCTAAACGCAAGCCTGTGTAATGCAGGCACTAATTTAATATTGCTGTGCAAGGGGGAGATACCCATAGAAAAAAACGTTATTGTTACAGACATAAACGGAAAACGAATCGGAGCTACCTATCCCAAAAGGGCTAAGGGGCTTGTTAAGAACGGTCGGGCAGAGTATGCAAGCGACTGTGAAAAATGTACTATAAGAATGTTGGATACTCATAAGCCGACCGTGGATGTTACGGAGGTAAATAATATGAGTAAAGTAATAGATTTTGATCCTAGAGATTTTAAGGCAGATAAGTCCTGCGAAAACAATGTCATAGCTAAATATTTTGTGACCGATAAGGACGGCAAAAATGCTATCGCCTATTCTATTGGAAACTGGAATTGGGATTGGACGCAGATATGCTGTGACAAAAAGCTTGAGAAAAATACCGACTATGTTTTCAGATTTGTGATAGTCGGAGGCTATTGCAATACGTGCGATGAAACTTCTCGTTTTGAGATCGTGCCTATGCCAGACGGCAGCTTAACCGATGAAGCTTACGAAGACAGATACACCTATGATCTGGCTCAGAACAGATATAAGCCTGTTTTAAGCAAAAAGACCGACGAGGGTATGCTGAGGCTTTTTGAGATACCTTTCAGCACCTTTGATTGCGAAGATTTCAGGTTTGTATTCGTTGCTATGCACGCTGTTGCAACGCTTTATGCACCAAAAGAGTTTTCAGCTTATGCAGACCTTGAGGATACGAATTTTGACCAGCTTCGTGATGAGATCAACAGCAAAAACAGCGAGGATAATTCTGCAAATGTGGTGATGGATTTCACAGGCGCTCATGTCACACGCTCGACTGTCACCGATCTGCTGACAATGGCTCGTTTTGGCAAAAGCGAGAATGTTTGTATTGATTTTACAGGAGCTGTCATAGAGGACGATAAGCCGGACGATATTCAGGCTGACGCAGATGATACCGGGTCTGACGATATTGCTGTTGAGCTTATGGACGTTGCAGACAACTGAGCTTCGCAGGAAGATATACTTTACTAAGATATTGTGATTTAATACAGCTAAAAGATGCAGAGAAACCCATTGATCGGGTTTCTCTGTTTTTTTATTTTTGCTAAAGCAGACAACCAAACACCGCCGCCACCTGTCCCCCAAGAGAGCGGCGGTATCTACACTACGCTACTTTTCAGTAAGATATTCATTTCTGTCAAACAACTGCTCAATTGAAAGATTTTTAAACCTCGGAATGTTGTATCCAAACGGCGAGTTGAGAGCCTTTACAAAGTCTTTCGTATAGCCGTGATTTTTTAAAAGATCGTCCTCATACTTTATTTTCTCTTCTTGCTTTGTATCATCTTCCCTTTTCGTGATGCAGCGCTGCATAACATAATGATAAATGGAGAAGTAAGTATCCACTGTACGAATATCTCCTATGTATTCTTTCAGTTCACGAACTACAGTAAGATGAGCAATACAGTTGCGGTATTTTCTTGTCATGCTGCTGTCTGCATTATTGATATCAACTTCAACGCACTTGCGCAGCCGCTTGTTCTTTTTCAAGAACAAATTCGGCGACTCATCACGATCATCACAAAGCGTCTGTGAAAGTATCCTGTAGTCATTTTTCAAGTTCTTTGAAGCCAACTCAGGAATTATCTCCTTATACAGCCCAAAATCACGTTCAAGGCAGTGTATCGCAATAACATACCTTGCATTGACATTCACAAGATTTTTCACCAGCAGATACATGACCGTAAGATAAAGCCCGATAACAGCCTTTGCCCTCTCCTTAGCCACGTTTTCTCTGCCCTTTGCCTGCTGTTTCACATTTTTGAAATCATCAAAGCTGATGTTCTTTATCATTCTTGCAAGCTCACTGCGCTTTGCTTCCAAAGAACTGTTCATGTCAGGAAATTCCACACAACTCTTGTAATAACGCTCTATCTGCGTGTCAGGGATACCCCCAAGAACAAACATGACAACTTTCTCATTCTTAGCCACTTCTCTTATCTTCTGAGCGTTCGCATACTTGATAAGGTATACAAACCGAGAGGACTCGATAACATTGTTTGTTATGAAATTTCTCAGACCATGTATGCCCTTGCCTTTTTCTTTAAGTTTTAAAATCTCGCTTATCCTATCGTCCGTGATATTGTCGTCTATACCGAGTATAGTCAGTGCGTCACGGAACATCGTAAGCTTCGCCGAAGCCGCGGGCTTTCTCATGGAAGCAATGTTCTTTACGATAAAAAGCTCGTTGGTTATCCTCTGGCTGTCATTGAACAGCTTGTAGCCCGCCGTAAGCTCACACTCAACATCAACAGCAGAGCTTTTCATTATCTTCAAAAACTCCTTGATGTTATCAAACTTGCTGATAAGCGTTGTTAGAAGATCGTTTATCTCCTTGCCGTCAAGAAAATATGTGAGCATATATATCATTTTGGAGAAATACAAAAGGTCAGACGCATTCTTCTTTTCGCTGTCAAGAATTTTCTCATCAAAATCCATGTCAGCCTTGCCAAGCTCCTTGATAGCGTCACCGTTCATGTGGCCGGCGATATTTTCAAAATCATTCCTGAATTTGCCCCAAAGCTTTGCCGCTTCATCAGCATATATCCCCTCTTTTTCATCATCGGTCATTGAAAAACGCAGTTTGCGCACAAGAGCTTCGCCTGCGACAACGTCATTTCTGTAGTAGTTGCAGAAAAGCAGAAAATCCATAAGCTTGTACATCTTTGAGCGCACGGAGTCATATTGCTTGTCCTTAAATCTGAAGCCGTATTCGTCCAGCATTTTTTCACGAAGCTTTTTGATAGAAAAACCGAGATTTTTCTGAGATTTAAGCACAATGAAATCGTAATAAAGGCGTATGATATCATCAGCCTCATAACCTTTCATCATATCAATAAGCAAGCTGATATTGACCTTGTTACCCTCGATAAAGTCCTTATTTATAGAATCAAATCTCTCATCTACAAGATAGTCAAGGGTTTCTCTGTATTCGGGATCAATATTGTTAATAAAACTGTAAAGGTCAAATCTTTTTGCACCCGATTTATCATGAAAAACACACTGTCTTATCTGACCCACAATTGCAAGCATATGATAAACACGCTTTTTGTATGCTTCCGAAACTCTATTATCTTTCGTCTTTGGCTCTTCAAGACCGAAATAGCCAAGGCGCTTAGTTTTCAGCAGGGCATTGAATTTGCTAAGACTTTTTCTGATATTCTCTTTCTTATCGTCAGATAAAGTGCTGCCATTAGGATTAGTAAAAACTTTATAAGTGTTAAATGTGGAAAGATACCCCATGAAATCGTAATTGCTCTCATCGCCTTCCCCAAGCATATTGTTCAGGGCATAAACGATATTCGTCACATACACCGCAAGTATCTTTTCAATATCCAGAATATTGTAAATAAGCTGGATATGTATATTATCATCAAAAGTTTTGCCGAAAAAGCGCTTTTCAAGCTCCGACTTAAGCCCCAGCATATCCCATCTTACAGGCGAGCTTTCACCGCTTCTGTGAGTAGGGTTTGAAGTATTTATCTCCACTCCGCTCTCCAAGCCATGCTTGCTTGAAAAAGTGATGTTTACTTCGTTTACACCATGAAGCTCGATATTGCTGCTGTCCTTAGAGGAAAGCTGAGTTTGGTTGTAGTCATTATTATCCACCTTATCCACCTCATATTCAAGCACAGCAGAATTGCCCTTGCCGAAAGAGGTTATGTACATTTTATTTTCGCTGACAAGAATAGACTTCATTCCTGCCGCCTTTACGGAGGATTTTTTCTTCTCTGCCGCAGGTGCAATGACCTCTGCAGCAGGCATGGCAGCGATCGCAGGAACAGCGTTATTATTTATCTCAGCCGCTTTGAGCTGTCTGGCTTTTTTCTGAGCCTCACGCAGCTCTCTAGGCTTCATTTTATTCTTTTTTGCCATAAATATCACTCCTTATATTAGTTATCCCTTAGCGCATTGAGCGTTAAGGGATTTTTTTATTTGTTGGTTTTGATGTTAAACTTTGCCAGTTAGTGCAAATTCGCACCAGTGTAGTAGCCGAATTCAGCGAAGATGCTGCCAATAAGAGTTTTAGACTAGTGCAAATTCGCACCAGTATAGTAGTGGACACCTACGGCTGATATACTGCGGTCGTTTTAGACTAGTGCAAAATCGCACCAGTATAGTAGAAGAAATCGCTAAAGCCTTGACATATGCCTGTTTTAGACTAGTGCAAAATCGCACCAGTATAGTAGGTCAAAGTAGACAAAATAATCAATGATATTTTGTAATAAAACACCAAACTTATTTTATCGACACTTTAATACATATATTATACCATTTTCAGACACAAATGTCAATAGAAAGTGGCTGTTTTACATAAAGCATTTTCATCACCTCCCGTCTGTTGTTATTTCATCTCATTCCCCAAGCTCCTTGACAGCTTCGATAGCGCAGTCAAGTACAGCTACAATGATAGCCGTAAGGATCGTCTTTCCCATTTTTATCACCTCCTGTCCTTTGTTCTATATACATTATACCACCTTATCATCGTCAACAAAAGTGTAATTTTCAAAAACTTTTTTGTCTATGTTTTTGCACATTTATCACGTTTTCACGGCATTTATATTATAGTTTCAGCAAAATAATTTTCTATGATATTGACAAAAAGCACATTTGTGATATAATGGATACAAGAGGTGATAAAAATGAGCATGACCCCAAGCACATTTCTGCCCAAGCGTGAGGACGGCGTACCATATATCGCAGAGGTGCAATCCATACCCCTCTCACCCTCTGCATATTCCGTCATTATCAAGGACAAGTCCATATTTGAAACAAGCCTTTCCCCTAACGGCAGCGTATCAATGTCCTCATTTCTCACAAGTATATTTGATTCAGCATATATCGCATCATTAAAATACAAAAGTGAAAAATATAATGGTATCCCACTTCTGAACGCATTCGTAAAATGGCAGATTGAGGAGATCGATGACGGCCTTGATGATAAAAGCAAGGAGATAATAAAAAGCTATCTTATCTCAAAGCTCTCTGCAAAATACGAAAAGACCAAGACCGAAAATGCAGTGCGAGTAAGGCTCAGCATATGCCGTGACCTTTACGATACACTGAGCAGTGATGACCTTTATTATGAAAACAAGGTGTACAGCTCGACCCTAAGAAGATTTCTGAAAGCCGTGTATGAGGACTATGCCCTGCTGTCAGATTGTGAACGTGAAAGGCTCCTTTTCGCCGACAATATCATAAAAATAAATGAAGTCATCAAACAAAACGGCAGCAGATATTACAGCTTCATTTACGCATATTCTAATATGTACAGCCGTGAAAAGCGCCGCATAAGGCTTATCCCCTACCGTATCGTCAGCGATGAATATAAGATGTATAATTATCTTGTCTGCCTGTCCGACGAAAAAAGCGCAGGCAAAGAGTTCAAAGCCGACAGCTGTCGCATAAGCAGATTGAGCGGACTAAGCATTGCAGAAAAGCTCAGCCAAAAGGAATACTCCTCCGTCACCGAATACGAACGGCTGAAAGAGGGTCACGTCAAGTCCGTGAAGCACCTACTCAGCGACCCACGTTTTGGCAGTGATGAGAGCGATATCTCCAAAGTGTACCTCACCGAAAAAGGCGTTGAAATGTTCGGCAAAATACTCTACCAGCGCCCCATACTGAAAGGCAATGAAAAGCCCAAGCCCAACGCTGTCAACGAGTTCATCTCCCCGCCTATCCAAGTCAAATACTATTTCAATAAGTTCGGCAAAGACGGTGTTATCCTATCTCCAAGCGACTCGTTTGAAGAAATGAGAACGCTGTATGTCGAGGGGGCTGAGGCGTATAACCGAGAAGTTGAGATGTGAGAGTACAAATTAAAAATTTGGCACAAAAAAAGTCCCCCATGCATAAATCTTCTGCATGGGAGAGTTCTCATTAATCATAGACTTTATTTTTTAGTAGTAACAGTTTTTGTTGATGACCAAGCACCATAATACTTAGTACCCTTTACAGTTGTGTACGAACGAACACGAACGTAGTATTTCTTTTTGCCTGAAAGCTTTGAAACAGTGGCCTTGTCGGTCTTGTTGTTTGTTATGGTAACTTTTTTTGCACTTGTGAACTTTGAGTTGGTAGCGTACTGAATCTCGTATCCGGTAGCCGAACCTTTCTGCGCCCAATCCACAAAGAATGCCTTGCTCTTAGCTGTGAGCTTCTGTATCTCCTGCTTTGCAGGATTTATCTTGAAGGCCTTTGTGATAGTGCCTGAGTAATTGCCCTTGCCTTTGATAGTGACCTTTGCCGTGCCGACTTTTGTGTTGTTTGAATAGGTCACGCTGTAATCTGTACCATTCTTCAAAGTTTTGCCGTTTAGCTTGACCGTTACATCAGGCTTCTTTGCCTTGCCATCATATGCGTAGGTCGAAGTTGAAAGTGTCACGCTTGCCTTTGAAATGCTAATTCTTGAAAGTGCAGGGATTTCAGCCGTTTCAAGAACTTTCTTGCATACTGTACATTCCTTGTGCTTTGAGCCTTTAACTCCGATAGAAGCCGCTTTGTCGACTATCCAACCGCTTGACTTGTGACCTGTGGCAGTTATCGTTGTCTGTGCCTTGATAACAGCGCCGCAAACTGAGCAATGTGAACCCTCGGTTTTGCCGTCTGTTGTGCAGGTAGCCAGGATCGCCTTGTCAACAACTTCTGTGTGACCCTTAGCTGATAAGCTCTTGCTTTCAGTTGCACCGCAAGTCTCACATTTTCTGATCTGTGTACCGCTTTCCGTGCAGGTAGCTGGTTTTATGATTGTCCAATTGCCAAACTTATGACCTGTTGCCTTTATTATCTCCTGAGCCTTTATTACCGCACCACAAACTGAGCAATGCGAACCTTCCGTCTTGCCGTCTGTTGTGCAGGTGGCAGGGATTGCCTTGTCAACAACTTCTGTATGGCCCTTAGCTGATAAGCTCTTGCTTTCAGTTGCACCGCAAGTCTCACATTTTCTGATCTGTGTACCGCTTTCTGTGCAGGTAGCTGATTTTGTGGTTGTCCAATTGCCAAACTTATGACCTGTTGCCTTTATTGTATCCTGAGCCTTTATTACCGCGCCGCAAACTGAGCAATGTGAACCCTCGGTCTTGCCGTCTGTTGTGCAGGTGGCAGGGATTGCCTTGTCAACAACTTCTGTGTGACCCTTAGCTGATAAGCTCTTGCTTTCAGTTGCACCGCAATTCTCACATTTTCTGATTTGTGTACCGCTTTCTGTGCAGGTAGCTGATTTTGTGGTTGTCCAATTGCCAAACTTATGACCTGTTGCCTTTATTATCTCCTGAGCCTTTATTACCGCACCACAAACTGAG